ATGAGCAAGAAACCCGGTAAGGATAAAGCAAAGAACGCGCAGGCCGACAAAACCATCGCGCTCAACAAGCGCGCGCGCCACGAATACCACCTGGAAGAGCGCTTCGAAGCCGGGCTGGTGCTGCAGGGCTGGGAGATCAAGGCCATCCGCGCCGGGCGCGGCAACATGACCGATGCCTACGCCTACGTGAAGGACGGCGAAATTTTCCTGATCGGCGCGCAGATCACCCCACTGATCCAGGCCTCCACCCACACCGTTCCCGAGGACCGTCGCCAGCGCAAGCTGCTGCTGCATCGGCGCGAGATCGACAAGCTCATCGGGCGGGTCGAGCGCGACGGCTACACCCTGGTGCCGACCGCGATGTACTGGAGCAAGAACCGCATCAAGCTGGAAATCGCGCTGGCCAAGGGCAAGCAGGCCCACGACAAGCGCGACGCCGCCAAGGACCGCGACTGGGCCCGCGAGAAGCAGCGCGCCCTGCGCGCCCACAACCGCAACGCCTGAGTGAAGCGGCGGGTTCGCCCGCCTTCACGGATTCCGCGCAGGCGCTGACCGAACGGCTGCGCCCTGCTGCAGGAACGAGTTCATGCCGCGGCCGGACGACGACGAACCAATGGCCAGCGAGTGCGCAGTCGTGACGATCTACATGGGCGCGCAGTGCTGGAAGGCACTCCGTTCGGCAAGGGCATTCTGCAGAGCTGGGCGCCATGTCTGCCCAGCGGCATGCAGCGTCGAGAGCTGCGCCATTACGAGAAGCCGCCAGCACCACGGCCACATCACCCGCACTCCAGCGCCGCGCCTCCGCTATCGCGCCAGGAGGCAACAGCACCCGCAATTCGGCATCTTCCAGGTGAAACGGCTACCTTCCGGAGGCACGGGAGAAAGCTGATGACGTGAGCCGCAAGCCCCTCATGTGCATCCGGTAATGATGGCTGTCCGTCCGACCCCTCGCACCCTACGCGCCTGCAACGCCCCTGCCATCGATGAGGGCAGTCGCCGCACCCGCTGGATGGCGCCAGCGAGGCCGCAGCAGGCAGTAGCGGGAGTACCCCCAGCGTCCACACAACCCAAGCCAATGCAGCGCGGCCATGCAGGCCTGCGCGCAACACCCGCTACAAAGACCACATAGGCAGCCCCATGAAGCGCCATCGCACGCCTGCAGAAGACCTGCCCCGCCTGTGGCGGTCAATTCATTCCAGGCGAACGCAAAGCGCCCCTTCAAGGCGAGCCATCACAGAGCAATAGCGATGGCGGGTGGTAGACATGCCGCAGAATGGCATCAGCACCACCAAACCTCCCGCATCAGTCACCACGCCGCCGATTGAAAGTGCAGCCTTTGCATCGAGACAAAAGAAAAGCCCAGCCGGTGAAGGCTGGGCTTTATAGATGGTGGAGGTGGGCTCTACGAACAACGGGGCGCAAGCTATTGATATAAATAGATTCCAATACACACCTGCGGCCCTGATACCCCCATACCTACCCCCGCATGCCGGGCCTACCCCTTCTTCTTGAACCAATCCCTGCTCGACCCGCGGCGGCGCCGAAGCTCGCGGGAGTAGGCCTCTGCCTTCTCTTCCGCTGTCCTCGGGTCGTGGCCCCAAGACATGGGGTCCTTAGGGATGTTCGCCGGCCCAGGATCAGGGACGGGGGCGCTTCCAGAGGGCGGGCCTGCCCACGGGACCCCGTACCGGTTCTTGGCTCGAAGGGCGTCGGCTAGCGCAGTCGCCTCGCGCCGGAGTCTGTCCTGATGGCGGTGGACCCATAGTCCGCAGCCAGCCACCCCGCTCTCGTGGCTCTGGCAGTCGCGCACCGGCCCTAGTGGGCCATCTATCCGTTCCAAGTGCCGATCCAGGCTAACGTACCAGCCACCATTGTTGATCCGCTCGCTCATCGCGCAGACCACGATTCCGTCGAACGCCACATGGGTCAGAACCTTGGCGTGCTGCCCGGCCGTCTGCCACGTGAAGCCATCGGGGAGGTTGTCGTACATGCCCATGAGTCTAGGCCCTGCTGGATCAGATCCTGAGACGCCTACGCGGCGATCCGGTGCTCGTAGTACGGGTGCCGCTTGTCATCGAAAATGGCGTACAGGGCCTGCAGGTTCGCAGGGTCCGGGTTGAGCCAGGCGTCGACGTGCTCGGGCTTGATGTTGATGATGGTCCGGTCGTGGCCGGCGGCGGCCACTTCGGGTTCGGGGTCGTCGGTGACCGCTGCGAAGCTCAGCAGGTCGGGCTCCTGCCCCTTCGGGTCCGTCCAGTGGGACCACAGGCAGGCGATCAGCATCTGCTCGCCCGTCCGGGGCACGAATTCCAAGATGCGGTTCTCCCCGTCCATCTCGACGTGCTCGTAGAACCGGTCGGCAATGATGAGTCCGTGGGTGCGTCCGAACGCCGGCGCCCAGAACTTCTCCAGGCTGTCTCGGCGGGCGTTGTAGGTGCCCGGGAACTTGGTGTCGTAGAAGGCCGGCTTGCCCGCCAGGCGGCATTGGTAACGCATGGGTTTGACCACCAGCCGGCCACCCTCGCTTACCAGGACCGGGCAGTAGTAACCGGGGAACATCCGCGAGTCTTTGGGCTCGGGACGCAACCGCTTGAGGTCGGCGATCCGCCCCTTGATCTGCTCGATCTTGTTGCCGGCGATGCGCTTCTCGTTCTCCGCGGTCTTGGTCGGCTTGGTGGCCAGCTTCCGCTCGGCATCGGCCAGGCGCTTGGCTTGGCGGAACAGCTCGGTCTCAAGCTGTGCGACGTCCTCGGCGTCCCATTGGCGAATCTCCTGCGCTATCCCAGCCACGTCGGGGTCGTCCGAGGCCAGGAACGACAGGTCCAGCGCCCGCGGCGTCTTGGGCCGGCGCTCCTTGCCCTCGTCGTGCAGCCACATCTTGGCGAACGCCTTCTTGTCGAGCACAACACCGAACTGGCGAACGAACTTGGTGTATGCCGCTTCGATCTGGGCTGAGTAGCACATGGGAGCCTCCGGTGTTGACCGGAGGATAACGCCACCGCCGTAGGATCGATGCCATGACCCACCTGACCCGTTCACAGCTCGATGACATGCTCCATGGCCTGCGCGCCAAGGCGGCCAGAATTGCCCGCGACTACCCCGCAGGGGATCAGGCCGACGCTATCGCCGGTGAGGCCGAGGCCATCGAGCACCAGGTTGCGGCGAACGATGCCGAGTACTTCCACGACGAAGTCGCAGCCATCATGCAGGAGGTCGGCTCGGTAGAGCCGGAGGACAGCCATGAATAGCCAGCGGGCGGACTACGACCTGGCCTTCAACGAGCTGCAGCACGCAGTGTCCGAGCATGGGCCGGGGCCGCGGCTGGACGCGGTCTTGGAAGCCATTGAAGAGCGCCTGATCGGCCGCTATCCCGAGGACGAGCACGCAATCCACGAGATGATCGCATCGTGGCTCGTGACCCTGCGCGTCCAATCCAGCCTTCAGGGCTTCGTGTGAGGTTGCCATGCTGAGCGATGAGGAAATCGAAAGGCGGCTGGCCGAGATCGAAGCGGAAATCCCCCGCCTCGGGCTGAACATGAACACGTTCCCCCGCGAGTTCGAGGACCTCGCCGACCGGCTCTGCGGCGAGATCCGCGAGGACCAGCAGGACTATGTGTTGGACCGCCTGCAGGCGATGGTGGAGCGCGCTGGGATCAACGGCTGAGGCGCCAGCTGCCCGCGCTTCCCTGTGCGGACCCGGCGGTGATGGCCTGGGCAAGATGCCGGCGGCCGGTGCTGGCAGCTCAAGTTTCCTTGCCACAGCCAGATCGTTGAATCGGGGGCAGGCTTGAGAACATGTAAGAGAATCCCTATGGCCAGCCGGCCTCAACTTCGCAGTCGATGCATTTACCCGTTCGGGAATGGATCGTTGGATGGCGTGTAATTTGCGGAGTATCTTCCGGCGCCGATTGTCCAGCGGAATTCGTCCATGCGACCTTGATAGATGCCTTGCAGGGGTGTGGATGGGTCGCGATCAACGGCCCGCGCGATGTGTACGTTGTCCACGCTCGGCATGTACACCGAACCCGAGATGGAACTGCTCGCAACGATCACGCCCTCATGGAACATGCGAATCGTACTACCGACACGCGCAAGCGCAATGCGACTCATGGCGCTGATTGCGATCACGCCAGCGGAACTCGCAATGTTGATATCGATGGCAGTGCCGTTGGATGAAGTGCTGAGATAGCACCGTAGAGTTCCGTCCGGCTCAAAAAACCAGCGTATCCCGAAATAGTCAGGCCCGGCCTGTCGGCCGGTAGATAGTATTGTAGCGATGCGACTAGACGCGGGCATCGCCGTCGGCTTGATCGCAACTTCGATGCAGAAGTCACTGCTCCCGACGGCAAGTCCGGTTTTATTGGTCGCCAGATAGCCGGGGCTACCGGGGCCAGGAAACAGTCCAGCGGCGCCAGAAATCAGTGTTTCTGCCGTGTCTAGTTTGCAATTTGTGGGCGTCCAGACACGCCCCTTGGCATCCGTGAATGTCGTGCTTTCGTTGGGTCCATCGAAGTGAAGCAATGAAACGACATTGGCCCAGTACGGGTCAGTCGTTGGCGCCCCTGAGGCGATCATCAGACGACGGAGCATTAGGCGCTCTCCTGCATGGCGTAGCGCCAAGTAGTGCCGTTGTCGAACGTCTTGGCAGACAGAACGGTCACGCTGTTGGCGCCGGGGGCGATTGCCGTGTCGCTTCCGCCCAGCGGCTTGAAGGTCCCCGGCAGGGACAACGTGCGCCCGCCCGTTCCATCTTGGGTAATCTGCAACTCGAACTCGGTCACCTTGCCGGCGCCAGCAAGATTAGATACCGCAAGCGCCGCATTTCCGGTCATCGACAGGGTGAAGTTACGCGCCAGCCCTGCCCCGCAGTCCAGCGTGGCCGTACCGCCTGTGATGGATACAACAGTGATCGATTCGGCAACGGCGGACGCATCGTTAGCGTATGGAAGCGAGTTCCAAGCTGTAGAACCGTTTCCGATCTTGCACTTCCTTGTATCGGTCTCCCAGCCGATCTCGCGCGTGGCCAGCACCGGGTTGGCTGCGCTCCATGCGGCGGCAGTGTCGCCGCGCTGCTGAATCTGGACGGCCATCAGGCGTTCCCTCCATCAATTGCGGTTGTTCCGCCATAGACCGATGACGCATTTCCCCCGTCCAGATTCAACACGCCGAGTTCCACGGAGTTTGGCTTCCACTGCACTCCATCCCACTGCAGCAGGTCGCCTAGCGCAGGCGCGTCGTCGCTGACATCCACCAGGTCGGCGATGGCGGCAGGTGCAAGCTCTGACACGCGCCCATATACGTCGCGGGTGATCTTCTGGAGCGTTCCACCAACTGCCGCAGGGAGTTCAGCAAGGGCAACTTCGGGATCTCCTTCCACTCCATCGGGATTCTCGACATTGATGCCCTCGCCGGCCGCGATCGAGCGTTGGTGCCATGCCCCGTCGCTCCCGCGAACGGCCAGGCCCGCCCCGGCCAGAGCTGCAAGCTTCTGCAGGTTCGCCGGCACCTCCCGGACGAGCCTCCAGACGGTCGACGCGATGCCGCCAGTCGATCCGCCGGTGCTGCCACCGGTGCTCCCGCCGGTCTGGCCGCCGAAGTTGCGGACCTGCGACTCCTGGACCAGCGAGCCGTCCGGCCAGCGCAGATCCTTGCCGACGGTTGCCCCGTTGGTGCCATCGCCACCGACCCGGACAACGCGCCCGAGCTGGTCCTTCAGCTTGATCTTCGTCCCGGCCATCACTGCGCCACGTAGGCCCGGATTACGGCTTGGCAGGCCGCGAGCTGGTCGTCTGCGTCTCGGCCGGCTCGAACAACAGCCCCCGCAAATTCCGCTCGGCGCTGGGCGGCCGCATCACGTTCGCGGGCGGCGGCACTGGCGTCGGACAGACGCTGGGTTTCGCAGCTCGCCCAGCCGTCGCGCAGCCGGAGATTGCCAGCACGCAGGTCAGCAACAACAGCATCAGCGACGGCCGGGGCCGCGGCGCGGGCTTGCTCATGGGTCTCTCCGATGGTGGACAGAGTGTCGGCCTGCTGGTGCTCGGCGCTACGAGCGGTTTCGACGGCCTTGGTCTCGGCCTGGGCCTGCTTGGTGGCCTGCCGGCTCTGGGCCAAGTCGGCGGAGCGGTCGCGCCATTCCCAGCCTGCCCAGAAGGACAGGCCAACGAGCAGGACGGCGGCAGCGGCGTAGACCCGGATCACTGCGGCCCCTCGCACATCGCCCGCTCGTCGGCACGGCGCAGAGTCAGCCCGCGCAGCTCGCGGCCGCCGGCCTTGTTCCACCGGTCCAGCTCCGCGCACGCCCCCGGCCAGTCGTTGGCCTGCGCCTTGCGCTGCAATGTGGAACCGCAAACCACCTTGGGGCCAAGGTTGAACGCGGCGCTGGTCAGGGCCGCCTCGACATGCCGCAGCATCGGCACGCCCATGCACTGGCGGACGTACCCGTTCGCATCGGCCATGTCCTGTGCCAGCAACGCGTCGCACTCGGCGCGGGTGTACCGCTTGCCGGCCTGCACCGTCTTGGTGTGCCCGTAGCAGACGGTCAACACGCCGACGCTGTCCCGGTAGGGCTCATGCCGGACGCCCTCCCACTTCTGGATCAGCGGGGCGGCCAGGGCCAGAACGCCCGCAAGCGCCACCGCAGCGACGCCTCCGCCAACCACCTTGGCCTTGGGGTCAGTCATCGGAGTTCCCCTGCACCGGGTCGAACCGGCGGCCAGAGAGCATCAGCTTGTGCAGCTCACTCTTCCGGCGGTTGTCCAGGACCTTGAAGTAGACCTGCACCAGCAGGCCCAGGAAGGCAATGAACAGGCCGCCGAACGCGGCAATCTCGTTCGCTGTCAGCCCGCCGAAGAACGCAACGCCCCCGCCGCCGTAGGCGACCTTCTGCGCCACCGCTGCAATCGTTGCTTCCGCCGCCTGATCTTTCATGCCCTGCCCCGTTCCGTTTCGGACATGCTGGGGCAGCGCCGAGGGGATTCAACGGGGTCTGATACCCTCTCGCAAAACAGAGGGGCATATATGACGCGCATTATCTCAGGGGCCATCCCAAGCTATGAAGACGGCGGCGAACAGCAAGACGGCGACTACCCGCTCTTCATCGAAGAGCCCGAAGCTCTAGCCCGTGCTTTCGTGAATGGTTGGATTGTAGACGGTCGCGACGGTGGCCTTGTAGTTGGTAGACGGCATTGCGAGGGGCACATTTCCATGCTGCAGCCTACTGACAAGCTTGGGGCATACGCCTTCATAGGATTCATGGAAGGCGGCGAATACCTCATGGGCACTGACGCTACAGCCGCGCACCTCGAACGACTGGAGGAAATCAATTGCGATAGGGGCCCTGATGGAACTGACAAGCATCCCCGCTACGCAAACAACATCATCGATACGCGTGCAGAGCCTCACGACAAGCTTCTGGTGGTATCTAAACAGTTCATCATCAACCGCCGCTCCACCTTGCGTCATTTCGAAGAACTCGAGCGACTAAATGCAGCGTACAGGTATCACCGGGGCCAGTTCTTTCCGGACGAGGCCATAGCAGCAATGATGGAGGCAGAGGTTGACTACGGCCCTCACGACCGTCGATAAACAGAACCCCGCTCTCGCGGGGTTCGTCGCTTCACGTCTCGGGCCTCTGGGTCACTTACTGGCCAGGTGCTCCAGCCTCCCCCGAGCATCGCGGAGCAGCGACCGCAGCGCGATGTGCAGCCCTTCGGCCGCCAAGCTGGGCAGCGGCTGATAGGTATACCCGTCCTCGCTCTGCACCTGCGCGGCGTGGATGGCGTCCGTCATCAGCAACTCCGCCACCGCATCGGCTCCTTCGATCGCCTCGCGGATGTACTGAACGCTTTGGTTCTCGTATGGGGCGAGCCGCGGGTTCTCGCTCTCCGTGAAAAGGCGCGGCCTCTCGCCCAGGTGAAGGGTGACCACGTCGCCTTCGACCTCGGCCACCACCTCGTCGCCCGCCATCACTCGCTGCTTTACACTTCCGCTTGCCATGATCGTCACCTCGTATGACGGTTGTGGAAGGCCGGCGGGGTGTTGGAAGCACCCCGTTCGGCCGCCTTTGTACTTGCTATGTGACCGACGCAAAATTGCGTTGGTTGACGGGTATATCCAGTTTTGGATACACCCTCAGGCTGCCTTGGGTAGCGACTTCTGCGACAAGCCCTTGGCGAACTCGATAAGCGCCGCCTTGCGCTCTTGGTACGTCAGGCCCTTGGCGATCAGCACTGCATCCCGACGACGGATTTCTGCCAGCTTCCAGAGATCGGCCTCGCTCAGGGTCGATTCGTCGATGCCGGCGAACTGGCCGTTCAGCGCCATGTTGCAGAGGCGATGCTCGTTCATGAAGTGGTGCCGCTTCGGCTCCTTCCCGGCCTCGATCAGCACGTCATTGAGGATGTCCGCCACCACCTTCCCCAGCGCCCGCTTGGAGTCGATAGCGACCACCCGGTCAGAGACGCCCTTGGTAAAGGCGCGATGCAGTGCCGCGTAGCACTCCCGCTTGTAGCGGATCACCACATCCCTGATCTCCGGCTTGACCTTCTTCGGGTTGACCGTGAAAAGCCAGCCTTGGAGAAGTTCCTCGGGCAGGCAGATCATTTCGCGACGCTTCCCGTCCTCGGCAACCATTCCCTTCTCGGCAATGGTTGGCCCCATGATCTCGTCGTCGATCATCTTCTGGTACTGGCGGGGCCAAGACAGCCCCATGCCCTCAACGATGGGTTTCATGGCGACCCATGCCACCCCGCCGTCCAGAACACCCAGCAGGGTCGCCCCAGCGAACTCCACGCGGATCGGATGACTGGTCATGCGGCCTTCTCCTTCTGCGCCTCCATCTCCCGCTCGAACAGCTTGCGGGCGATGTAGTTCACGGAGCGATCCTCTTTCCTGGCCTTGTCCTGCAGCCAGCCTTTCAGGGCGACGGGAACCCGAATCGCCACTACTACCGATGGTTCTTCCTTCACGGGGCACCTTTGTATGTTGGTGGGAATACGCCATATCCCCCGATGGCACGCATAGCCTATGGAATATTGTGTGTACTTGTCAACACAATGAGACAAATGTCGTATCTGGTGATAAAAGGCACGCAGGCCGCATCCAGAAATACCCAACATGGCTACCAAGAAATCCCCCGCCAAGAAGACGCCGGACCGTAAAACTGAGGCCCTTTCCATCCGGATAGACCCCCGTTCTCGCTACGGCTTGGAGCTTCTAGCCCGCCTTCAGCGTCGATCGACCACAGGCGTAGTTGAGTGGATCCTCCAAGAGGCGTTCAGGAGTGAGGTCTTCGAACAGGGCGACCAGCATCGCGAACAGACGACCTTGGATGAGGTCCTAGATGGCCTTTGGCAGATCAACGATGTCGAGCGGCTCGTTGCCTTGGCGCTCCGCAAACCACAACTCCTCACCTTCGAGGAGGCGCGCCTCTGGAAAGTAATTCGGGACACTTCGTCCCTCTGGAGGCACCAGCGCTACCCTGATTTCGACGCCTTCCACTGGAAGGACGTGCTTCCACAGTGGGACAAGCTGTCCCCGCTGCTGAACGAGGCCGTGGAGCGGAACATCGTTCGAGGCCTGACCCCGGAAGAGCTATCGGCTGCGGGAATATCGCTGCCGGGAATCGCAGCAGCGCCCCAACGCCCCGTTAGAAGGGTTGCTCAGGGCAGCACAACGGCTCCGCCTCCGGATGACTTCGATGACTCGGACATCCCGTTCTAGGGCTTGCCGAAGCTGGCCCCCGTACCCCAAGCCCAAGAAGGGCAAGTGAGGGACTCACGACAAAGCCGAATGGCAGTTATCCACAGGATGTGAAGTTGAGCAGTACCGTAACCTGTGGTATGGCGCGGCCAGACAAAGGCCGCTAAACTGCCGTAACAGAAAGGCGGTTACGGTCCGCTGATCTAGCTGGCCGCCATGTAGGGCGGCTTTGTTGTCTCACACGGAGGAGCAATAGTCCTTATGGCATCAGGCAAGAAGTTAGTCATGGCACACCATGCGTCTGATGACGGCAAGCACACTGTGGCCGCGCAACTGCGCGTCCTGATCTTGCCGGCGGACGACGGCGGATTTGTGGCCCAGGGTTTGGAAATCGACTATCTCTCCACTGGCCGTACTGTTGAGGAAGTTCGCACAAATTTCTCCAGTGGACTGATCCGCACCATTGAAGCGTACATCAAGCGTGAGCGGCCTCTCTCCGGCCTGTTCGCGAAGGGCAGGACTCCGCCTGAAGCCTGGCAGCTTTGGCTGGAGAGCGAGGGGCAAGATGTATTGACCTGCGGAACAGTGGTTGATCTTGCTCTGCCGAAAAATACCAACTTCTTCAAATCCATCGCCTTCCGCGAGGCAGAGGCTGTTCACGCAGCATGAGGATCAGAAAGGGGCCATGGGACGGCGCCCAGCCAAGGACTCATGTACTCAAGGTCCTCAGGCAACATGGCGTGGAAGTCAACGATGAAGGCAACGACTGGTACGAACTGGTTGATGTGGATGGTGACCCTGAGGTGATCCTCATCACCAATCCCGTGCCACCCGATGTTGTCGTCAAGTTGTGGGAACGGTTTGGCTCGCTTCACGAGTTCGACATCACCGCCTTGGTCCGTCACCATTGATCACAGAGCCCCGCCTAGTGCGGGGCTTTGTTGTTTGGTAGCTTTGGGCCATGGGCCAGCCCGCTGACATCCAAGACGCCGAGATAGTCCCCACTACCGTGGGCCAGTACGTCCGGGCCAAGTTCGGCTACTGGGCGAAGCGGTGGGTAGGGATCATCAGCCTCGGCATCCCAGTCCATCTCGCCATCCAGTCTCGGACCTATGGATTCGAATGGTGGCACATATGGTCCGGCCTTGGCGCTTGGGCGTTCGCATGCGCTGTAGCGCTCTTGGCCATCCTGCTGACCCTGAGCGCTGGCGGGTGGTGGCACACCCGCCGCTACCGTCACTGACCCGCGTTCCGAGCGCGGAGCGGCGTCGGCTGCCGGTACGAGGCGAAGTACAACCTGTACATGTGCAAGGAAACCCGGAAGTAATGCTGAACAGGCCTCCGCCCCAACCCTGCTACCATCGCCTCACCCGCCACCCATAGCCGCCGCCATGCCTATCTGGGACAAGCACGAAGTGACCCCTGAAGCCAGGAAGCTGGTCGATCAGGCGCGTGCCGAGGCCACGCTGGAGCGGCTGGAGCGGGAGAACCCGACGCGCTGGTATCACAAGCTTCTGTTCACCTGGTATGGCCTCGCGGCCCTCTTACTCCCGGCTGCCGTGATCCTGTCCGTCATGGCCATTTTTGGCCTGTTCCGATAGCGCATCGGCGATCAGCGCAACGTCCTCGTCGCCGTTCTCTGCCGCCATCCTCTTCAGCACGTTGACCTGCGCGGGCAGAACCCCCACAGGGAGTTCCGTAGCCCGGGCCAGCCATCGCACGAATCGCGGATTGGTCATGCCGCGCGCCACCGCATTTGCCAAAGCTCCGGTGGCAATCAGTGGGGTCGTGCTACCGAAGTTTCCTGATAGGACCATCATCCCCAGCGTGCCCCAGTAGCCTGCCGCCGCAGCATTCGGGCCGGTACCGGAAGTGCTGCGCAGGATGGCATCGCTCTGCTTGATGCGCTCGGCGACCTGCGCGATCTTGGTGATGTTCTGACTCATCTCCGGCCCGAAGCGGTTGAACAGCGCGTGCTGTGCTTCGGGGCTGAGCTTGTTCCAGTTGGTCAAGAAGCTGGCGGCCGAGAAGACCTCGCCGGCCGTGTCCTGGCCTCCGGGGTTGGCCAGGCCCATGCGCTTGATCACCGCAGCGGTAACGTCGCGCTGCGCGTCCTTGGGAAGCGAGCCCATGACCTGGCGTAGGACAGTCGCGCCCTCGCGGGTGCCGGCGATCGCGGCCTGAAAGACCTTCTCCGGGCCGCCATTCTTGTCCACCACGCGCTGCAGCAATTCCAGGCGGTCCCGTGAATCCGCGTAGAACTTGTTGGCGCGACGGACCGCACGCTCTGCGCTCGGCCCGGCCTGCTTGGCCAGCTCCTGCATGTCGTCGGTGAGGGCTCGATAGACCTTCCGAAGCTGGGCGGTCGGCTTGTCCGGGGTCAGGGTGAACGAGAAGGCCTGATCCCCCAGCTGGGTGCGGATGTCCTTGACGGCCTGGTAGGGAATGCCGCTGCCGCCCGACGCCTGCGCCGCGGAGATGTCCGCAGCGATGTTGTCGGCCAACGTCTTCAGCTCGGGGCTGATCATCGCGCCAGTGGTGTTCGCCGCGCCGGGGGTCGGCGTGGTCAGCTCCCTCAAGACCTCCTGCGTCCGGGTCAGGGCAACTGGCGCATCCGACGGTACGTGCTGGTCGACGCGGTCGTAGAGCTGGGCACGGAGGCCGCGCACGCGGTCCGTGTAGGCATCAACACCCCGCTCGATGGCTTTGCCAGCGCCTTCCGCAGTCGGGTCGGCGGACATGCGACGCGCGAAGCCCTCCAGCCCGGAGCTGATTTCGTCCCCCTGCCTGCTGGCAAAGCGTGCCATGACGCCACCCGAGGTCGGGCCGCCCGCCAGTAGCGTCTCGACACCCTGTCGCATCCAACTGCCCGTGCCTTGTCCGATCGACGGCGTCGAACCGAGCTGTTCGAAGTCATCGATCACGTTGGCCAGGTTCTGCCGGTTCTGTTCCCCACCTCGGAAGGCTCCGCGCAGGGTCATCGGCAGGCCAGCAGTAACTGCACTGGGCGCCAGCCCACCAGCGACCCCGGCGAATGCCTGGGCGAGCTCGCCGCCGCCCGCCTCACGAGTGGCACCGGATGCGCCGGCGCCGGCGGCGGAGCTCACGGTCTGCAGCACCGGCTGCGCAGTGAGAAAGTCAGCAGCTCGTTGTGCCGCGGTGGGCGCATTAGCACCTACGCGGCTCACCGCACTGCCCGCCGCGGCCTGGGCCGGATTGGTGGCAGCCGCGCGACCAGCAAGCATGGATGCGCCGCTGCGGCCCGCGTTCAAAAGCCCACCCAAGCCCAAAGTCAGGCCCGTGCCGGTCAGCGCTTCGCCGATGTCGCCGGCAACGCGCTCGCCCGAGCTCTGCGGCTTGGGCAGGCCCAGCTTGTCGGCCAGCCAGGCGCCGGTGTCCCGGTAGCTGGCCGTCGGCACGAAGCTGTCCTTCCCGCTCACCAGGTCCTCCAGGCTCGGCTTGTGGCCGAGTCGGCGCAGCGGATCGGTGATGGCGTAGTTGAAGGCGTCGCCGCCCAGCGCGCCGATCAGGGAACCGGCACCCTGCAACACCGAGCGCCCACCCATCGCCACGTCGCGCAGGAACCCCGGCTTCCAGCCGTCCCCCATCACCTGATCGGCGGTGCTGTCGACGCGCGCGGTTACGTCCGAGAAGTCGGGGCGCTGAGCCTGGACGGCGGGGAGGTCGACAGTACGCGGTGCATCGTTCGGCACCAACTCGAATCCCGGAGGCAGCGGCGGCAGATCGCCGGGCGTCGCCGGCGGCGGCGGATCGAGGACGAATCCTGGCGGAAGCGGAGGCGTGGTCATTGTGCAGGCACCCACTGGCCGTTGCGGAGTTCAAGGACCTGCCCCGTCTTGGGGTTGGTCGCTCTCTGGGGGACGCCACCTGCGGCCGGTGCCGCGCCCGAGAACACATCACCAAGGGGAGCCTGCCCGTAGTTGCCGCGGATCATGCCGGCCTTGCGCTGCTGCAGGTCCACGGCACGGCGGTTGAGGTCCGCCAGGCGCTGGAGCGCGCGCGCCGCGGTGGCCGCGTCATTCGCGCTCATGAGCTCGTTCGCTGCGCGCTGGGCGTCGCCCTCGGTCTGCACACCCTTGTTGAGCCGCAGCGACTCGTTGACGATCTTGGTCTTGTCGGCATCCCACTCCGTGAGCGCCACGTCGTTCGGCGTGGAGAAACCAAGCGACGTCCTGACCTTGCCCAGCATCGCGCTGGCCGGAGAAATGCTCAGGCTTCCGTCCTGGATGCGCCCGGTGTGCTTCTGGATGATGTCGTTCATCACCTCGGCAGAGCCCAGCGCGTCCTCGACGTTCAGCAGCTCCTTCAGGGCGCCCACCGGCAGCGGCTTCGAGCCTGCCGCAGACGCCCCGCCCGGGTTCCACTGTCCCGAGCGCTTCAAGCCGAACTCGGCAGCGTCGATCCCCGTGGCCTGGCGGGTCCGCGCGGCGCTAGCGTAGCTGCTCGCCGCGGAGGCGTCAGAGGCGCGTGCACGGGCAGCATCAGCAGCCATCCCCGCCCGGCCCTGCTCGGTGGTCGTGACGCCGTTGGCGCCGGCCAGGAACCGGTTGGCCAGCAGGTTCTGACCTTCCACGGTAGCCAGCTGCTGTGGGCCATTGGCGACGCCCATCAACGCTGCGTTGGCCCCGTTCCAGTCTCCGGAGGTGGCGCGCGAGGCCGCATCGGACCGGAAACCCTGCTCCTGCACGTCGCCCTGGTAGCCGGACAGCTTCGTTGGGTCGATACCCAGCTCGAACAGAGTAGCCAGATCGCGAGGGCCGCCAAGTGCCTCAATGGCACCACCAAGCCCACGGCGGGCCATCATCTCTTCGCGCTTCTTGGCGGCATCAAGGACCAGCCCTTCCATTCGCGCGGCATCGGTCATCGATCGGCTGTAGGCGCTGTCGCCCCGGCCGAACGCGCTGGCCAAGTCCATACCGCCCTGGATCAATCGGCTCAGGTCAGCCATTCATCAGCCCCCACTTCGCCTGCAGCTGGCGATTCAATGCGTTGTTGGCGGCGCCGAAGTCGGCGCCGACCTTGGCCTGCGTCTGGATCTGCGCCAGGCTCGGCTGGCCCATCCCGGACTGCGCCGCGAATCCCGCGCCGGCCCCCATCAGGCTGGAGGCCATATCGACCCAGGGATTGCGCTGGACGCCGCGCAAGCGCAGCTGGGCCAGGTAGTCGTCTGCACGGCTCCGGCGGCCGATCTGGTCCAGCTCCATGGCCACGCGCGCGTCCGCGACACCCTCGCGTTGCCGCTGCTGTGCCGGAGCATCGATGCGGGCCATCAGGTCGGCAGTCCGCGCGCCGTAGTCGCCGATGCCCAAGGCCGCGTTGTTGGCGTCGACCTGGTATGCACGGCTCACCTGCCCCACCTGGCCCAGCCCGCGCTGTGCGTTGGCCTGGGCGGCACGCACCTGGTCGAGATACTGGCTGCCGATGGCGGAGCGCTCGCTCTCCGCGCCTTGCGCCGCGCGCTCGCGCATGGCCTCGGCGATCGCCTGATCGGCTTCCTGCTGGCGGACGCCCTGCTGCCGGATCTGGCCGGCCAGGATGTTGTCCTGCTTCTTCTGCGTCTGCCGGGTGTTGTAGTAGTTCGCGCCCGCGCTCAGTGCCGTGAGCGCCAGCGGAACCCAAATTGCCTCAGTGCCCATCAGCGGCCCCCAGCGCCGTAGCCGAAGCCCGGCGAGTAGTACAGGTTGTAGAAATCCCGGTTCGCCCGGCGCGTCTCGGCCTGGTCCCGGCTGGCCTTGGCGATGGTCCCGACGCCCGAGAACAGCTCGCCCAGCGCGTCGGCGTTGAGCTGCGATCGCGCGCCGGCCAGGTTGTTGCGCAGTGACAGCGCGGCGTTGTTCGCGCCGGTGGTCATGTCGGCACCCGTCTGCGCCAGCTGGATCATGTTCATCCGGCTGGTCTCGTCGGCGTTGCGCAGCTCGTTGGCCGCGCTCTGCGCCAGGCGATCGGCGGTCAGGATGCCCTGCTGGTAGTCCTGGCCCAGCTGCCGGTTCGCGTCGACGGACGCCGAGCCGCCGGTCAGCCCGTTTCGCGCCATGGCGAAGCGCAGGCTGCGGTCCGCCGCGTCGTGCTGCCGGTCCAGGTTCTGCCGGTAGAAGCTGCGGCTGGCCGACAGGAAGTCGTTGATGTCGGCCTCCCGCTGCGGGCTGCCGTAGATCTGGTTGATCTGCTGCATCGATCGGTTGATGTTCGCCTGCCGCAGCCCTTCCTGCTGGGCCGCCTGCTGCGCTGCTTTGTTGGAACCGCCACCGGCGCCCATCACTCACCCCTCAGCTTCGAGAAATGGGCGATGTCCTCGCCCTGCACGCCGAAGTGGCGCCAGACGCCCTCCGGCCGGAATCCCAGCGACCGCTCGAACCACTCGATGGCCTTCTCCCGGGTGGTCAGTGCACTGGTCTGGAGGCGGTGCGCGCCGCATTCGAAGATGCGATCCGTCGCCCAGCGAGTGAGCTTGGTCATCGCGCGCCACTGCTGCGCCCAGCCCTCTTCGGTGCCGACCATCCAGGCCTGCCACACACCAGTGCCGACGGGCTGGAACCCGCCCGCTGCTGCGGGAAGGTTGTCGGCCTGCAGGATCGTGAAGGCGAAGCCCTGCGACTTCTGGGCCGTGTCGATGAAGAACGCCGCGGCCACGTCCGGCGAGAACTCAGCCAGGCCCGTGACGGCCAGGAACTGCGCCTTCTCGTCCTCGCGCATCCGCTCCGAGAGGAAGACCAGATGCGCGGGACGACAGGGAACGATGTTCGAGGGAAGGCGAGCGGGCAGCATGGACGTATGCTGCTGCCCGCCGGAGGGGGTTCAACGGAGTCAGGACATGCCGCGCAGGTCTTGGAGATACAGGCCGAGCGCGTTCCACTGCCAGGCCTGCGTGCCGTCGTAGGTCAGCCGCACCGAGAGCGAGGGCGCGGCCAGCGGCATGGGGATCACGTTGCCCGGCACCGTGTCCGCCGGCACCGTGTACGGCGGAGTGAACAGCCCGGCGCTGCGCTGGTCGATGCCTAAGGACACCGACACCGCGCCCTCGCCCACCACGTCGAAGCCATAGAGCATCTTCGTGACGCCCGGCTGCCCGAAGTCCAGCCACGGCCACTGGACCAGGCCCGGGAACGGCTGCACCTCGCCCGGTGCGACCTCGTCCCCCAGCGCCTCCGGGTCCACGCGGTGGATGTGGTCGCCGGAGCGCAGGTAAAGCGCGTCGCCGGCAATGGTCCAGTCGTCCACGTCGAACGGGAACTCGTAGCGCGACCAGGCGCCGACCTGGCCGATGCGGGTCATGGAGTAGATGAAGGCGTGGGTGGTCATGGATTCCCCTCATCTGCGTTAGGACAACCCAAGCGCGCACTCCACCCCGTCCCCGGAAGCGGGCCATAGATCTTTACCGTCGCCATTGACGTAGGGGACGACTTCACGAAACTCGCGTGCATGGTTCCTGGATTGGTGTCCAGATTCGTGTCGCCCTCAACATAGGCAGGATTGAACATGTTGATGTCCTCCTGCGGAAGGCCATGGGCCAGCATGTACGCGTCCAGCTTCTGCTGGTAGGTCTGCCCACCCTCAATGTAATCCGGATCCCCAACATAGCCAGTGTCGATCACGTCAACACCATCGAAAGTTACTACGAACCGGTCAGGGTTCTGGCCAGTCAGGTAGTCGAGCGTCACGGTGCCGGTGCCGGTGCCGAGCACCACCTCGAACTCGGTGGGGAAGCTTTGGCCTCCCGAGTAGGCGGAAGATACGCCGCAGGCGATGGCTCCGGCCCCGATATGGATCTCGTCGGCCAAGTCGGCGTATAGACCGTTTGCGTCCTCCACGCGGAGCACAAACTGGTAGGACCCGGGCGCAGTCGGCACGCCACCGGCCTCAAGCGTGCCGGTGCCGCGGTCCAGCGTGAGCCCGGGCGGCAGGCTGCCGTCGACAACACTCACGCGAACAATGGGCGCGGTGCCGGCGGTGAGGGTGTAGGCGTACCCGTCATAGGGGAAGTCGTACTCCCCGTCCGGGGCCTGGCCACTGATCTGTGGGGGCACGGCAGGGGGCGCCCCCGCGTGGGGGAACATCAGCCAGTACTGTCCCATGGCCGGATAGTAGAGCGCAGCCGGCTCAACGCTGTTTTCCATGCGCCCCTGCACGAGGGGATCCACCGGCATGCCCACGTCGCCGGCCTGGAAGTTGGTGCTGCTGGCGGCGATGCCGAGCGTACGCACGCCCTGGGAGGCCAGGAAGAGCAGGTCGTTGGAGACCGGCGCGATGGCGTGGTGGTGCGTGCTGCCCATCGGCAGCGCATCCAGCAGCGCCATGCTGGCCGGTTCCTCGTCCACCTGCCAGAGCTGGAAGGCTTCGGCGTTGAACACGATGAGGTTGCCGCGGTAGAGCCCCATGGCCGTGACCGGGTTCGCCCCGTAGTTCTGCAGTCCCGTGGGCAGGTAACCGGCGTCGTTGTCCGTCGACCAATCCAGCGGGTTGACGGTGGCCGAGTAGCGCACGATGTCGTCGTCCCCGCAGAACACCTTGGACGCGGCGATTGCCACGATCTTGGTGTTCGGGCAGTTCGGATCCTCCACACGGCGCGAGACGGCCCGCAGAGTGACGGTGCCGTCCTTCACCATCCCGCCTTCTTCCTCCGGCCACTCCGGCTCCGTGTCGCCGCTGACATACAGGGGCTCGGCGGCCCACACCACGCGGGTGGAGGCGATCGCCTCCCAGGTGACCTCGTTGTCCACCACCTGCTGGCCGAGCACCGGCGGCCAGGCCGGCTCGCTGGCGTCGGAGAACCCAGATTCCGGTTGCACCGCCTTGTAGGCAAGGTCGGAAGGCAGGCCGGCGAAGGTGCCATCCACCTGTAGATTGCCGCCCCATACCGCATGGTTGTGGTCGGCTACGGACCACAGTTCGATGCCCGCGCGGCAGTAGGCGGCACCTTCCGGGCAAGTCGATTCACAGGTGGAGGGGTGCACCGCACCACCAGCACCACTATCCACCTGATTGCCCTTGTCCACCCTCAACAGGACATCGGTACCGCTGAACCAATGCACCTCCACCCAACCGCGGGTAGCACCCGCGATGGATGCGCCTTGATCGATCAGGCAGGTGGCGGTGATCTTCTTGCCGACTGGAACTACAAGCTTCGTCTGGTTCAGCGCGCCGCCGCTGGGCTGGTTGCCGGGCAGTTCGACTGCAGTTCTCCAGCCGCCCTTCGAAACGTGCGTCGAGTAGAAGGCGGCGCCGGTGAAATCCCAGTTGCTCGCCCCTGCGCTGAAGTCGCCGTTCTCCACCGCCGTTGCAGTTGGCGACGGCGCAGTGATGGGGACGACGATGTCGCCGGGCTGGTAGAGGGTGCCTGGCTGCCAAACGGGGTACGCCATTACTGCGCCTCGCTGCTGTTGTTCGAAGTGGACTTGGACCCGCTCCCATAGCGATCCTTGACGGACGGCGGCACGGTGGCGGGAGGCGTCCCGGTCTCTTGGTCGACGGTGTACGGGTTCCGGTTGCTCACGTCCTCAATGACCGTCTCGCCGGGGTTGGTCGGCCATGCCGGCTCTACCGTTCCGGAACGCGGGCTGTCGCCCACAGTCTCAGTCGCAACGTAGCGGTAGCCGTTGTCCACGGTGGGCACGACGACATCCCCCAAGGCGCGGCCGACGTTGGGCGCCCAGGGCGTGTACCCGGCACGATCCGACTCGACGCGGTAGGCCATGCCGTTACCGACAGTGGGGCGAACAAGCGTGCCCGGCAGGTAGATGTGGTTCGGCTGCCAGACCTCCCCCTTCTCCAGCCAGTAGTGGCGGATCAGGCCGTCGGCAAACTCGGCCACCACGTACAGGTAGCCGAGGAAGGGCAACGCGAAGTGGATGTCCCTGATGGGTGTCGCGGGCGCTACGGGGTGACGGATCACCTCCACCTCGACGCGCGAGTCGCCGGAGTCGACCACCATGTGCGAGAACACGACGAACTTGCCCTGGAACCAGACAAGCCCCTTCGTCCCGGGGGGGAGCACCACGTCGATACGCGTACCGGGCCGACACTTGATGGTCCGCGCCGCGGTGACGTACCCGTTCAACAGGTCGTAGAGGGAGTCCGGCGAGGCACCGCCTTTGTCGCGCAGGCGGGTAATGCCGGCCTTTACTGCGGAGAGGTTCTGTTGGCGCATGGGTCAGGACTCCGGCCAGTCGCCAGCGGAGGCAGGCCGCACTGCCGGCGGAGGCACGCACGCGCCGGGCACGTAGCGCCGCGTCTGATGGGACTCCGCGACGCGACTGCGAACATAGGCCGTTGCCTGGGCCGCGTAGTTTCCGGCGTCGGGCTGGCTGTAGTGGGCCTTGGCATTGGCCAGGGCCTGCAGAAACACGGCCTCAGGGTCCACCGTCAGAACATCGATGTCCGTGGCGAGTTCAGCCGGCCCGAATGCTCCCTTGATGCGCAGCTTCCATGCGGCATCAGCCGGTGCCGGCCACAGCTCGATGCACTGACGAATTTCGTAGTGGGTCGGCAGACCCTGCACGTCCGCCGTGTAGAGCGTCGGATCGATCCCACACACCAGCGGGCGCCAGCTGCCGTCACCTTCGGAGATCCCGACCCAGTGGACCTTGCCCGGGTCCAGCACCTTGTCGCAGGCATCGCTGTTCCCGTCCAGGTCGTAGAACCGCTGGCCGGCGATCAGGTCCCAGGTGAAGAACCGCTCCTGCCGCATCACGGCGTAGCGCCGGTACAGAAGCTCGTGGGCGCTGCGCACGAAATCGTCCAGCAGATCGGCCATCCCCGGCGGCAGCACACCCATGGCCACCTGAGTGGCGAAGCCCAGGCGCCGGGCGATGCGCAGCCGCATTTCCTCCAGGGTCACCGTGGGCTGGCCGTCGTCGCACTCGCAGTTGTAGGTCATAGCTGCCATCGCCTCTCCTTCACGAAAAAGGCCGGCCGGAGTCACCCCCGACCGGCCGCCGTCACCGCCGCCAGCGGGTCGGGTTACTGCTTGCGGGACTCGCTCTCGTCATCGATCGCGGCCAGCAGATCTTCGCGGCCCTGCCCTTCGGCTTCCGCCGCCTCGATGGCAACCAAGTCCGCATCGCTCAGGTCCTTCAGCTTCTCGGTGATGGAGGCCACATCGCCGGCCAGCAGCTCGGTGAAGTCGGTAGCCACCGCCGCGTCCTCGGCAGCCTTCGCTGCGGCCTTGGCAGCGCTCTTCTCCGCCCTCTTCTCGGCAGCAGTCTTGGCCGGTGCAGTGGAAGTGGTCTTCGCCGCGACCTTGGCAGTCGACGGCTGGCGGCTGTCGATGAACTTCTCCAGGTCGCGCTGGCGGTTGAAGTAGCGAGCGCGGGCAGCGTCGGAGTCGGCATTGCCGCCGTACTTCTTGACCAGGCCGGCGAAGGCAGCGCCCGGATCGAAGTCCGCCACTTCCACGTCCTTGGTCTCCAGTTCGGTGACCAGTTCCTCGCCGTAGATCTCTTCGAGGATGGACTGCTCGTACTCCGGCACGGTGGTCGGCAGCTTGGTGCTGGCGTCGCGGTCGATCAGCAGCGTTACGTGCTGCAGGACGATCTTCTGGCCCATTACTGCACCCCCTCCAGATAGACCGCCACATCCGGGCCATCGGCATCGGCCGTGGTCACATTGATGCGAATCCAGCCCGGCATGTCGGCGATCTCTCCGGCCTGATCCGCGCTGGCATTGATGGTGGCAATGTCGGCCCAGCCAGTATCGGCTTCTGCGGGTGCCATGGCACCGGTACTCGGGTGGCCCTGCAACTTGAACACGCCGGTCAGCGGCAAGGTGGGAATGCTGTACTTGCACTCACGGCCAGCACCACCCAGCAGGGGAGTCTTGCTGAGGCGCACCGGGGCGAGAATGTCCACTGCGGTGACGTCGGCAGTGAGCTTGAGGATGTTCGGCATAGCTTCTTCTCCTAGCCGGCGAGGATTTCCCCGCCGGCCTGTTGGTGGCGGTCAGGCGATGCTGAAAACCGCGTTCGAGTTGCGCTTGCGGCAGGTCAGGCCGTAGTCCGCGGTCAGGCCGAAGTAGTACGTGTAGCGGTCGTACACGCGCGGCGGGGTGCGGCGGATCATCCAGCGGCCCTTCACCGGGCGCAGGCGCAGGGCCTTGCTGTTGAGGAAGTAGCCGCGCTTCTTCCACGGGTAGGTGATCGCACCCAGCTCTTCGTCCAGGGCATCGAAGGTCGGATCCCACACCACCGGCACGCCCTTGAAGGCCAGCGCCTTGGTGCTCGGGTCAAGCGTCACGCCGCCGGTCGACGCCTGGCCCAGGTTGATCTGGCGCCCCATGACCTTCAGCGCGTCGGCCTGGATGGCGTCGTACATCGCCGAGCCCACCACGATGAAGTCGGGGTTGCCCAACTTGCCGTAGGTGATCGTCTGACGCCACAGGGTCTCCAGCGTGGAGATCAGGTTGCCGGCCGTGGCCGTGCTGATCCCCATCTGCGCCCAGTTGCGCCACCACGGGGTGGTCGACGCGTCGATGCCGCCGATGACGCCGGCGTTCGGGGTGGTGCTGACCAGCGCGTCCAGGCCCGGCACGGCCTTCGGGTTCGCCGAGCCGTCCAGATGGACCTCGCGGTCCCAGTTCTCCTGGAAGCCGTCCTTCAGCGTGGTCCAGCCTTCCTGCAGCTTGTCCACGATCTGGATCTTCTCGGCATCGGTCATCTGCGCCGACTTGTCGTCCGTCAGGATGATGCCGTTGTTGGCCAGCTCGGTCTCGTTGAGGCTGAAGCCGTCGTGGGCCTCGTAGTGCTGGTACGGCGCCAGGCGCACGGTGTCCTTCCGGTTGAACGTGACCTGGTCGTCGCCGGAGTAGTTCTGGTAGTTGCTGTCGTTGGTGAAGCGCACCTTCTCGTTGAAGATGCCGTTGCCGAAGACCGTCTCGGTCTTCTTCTCGATCAGCCACTTGGCCAGCGGACGCTCGCTGGTGAACTGATCGATCGGGTCGTCAGTCGCGTAGGACTGCATCTGGTAGTTGGCGCCGGACGCCAACTGGGCGGGAGTCAAAGGCATATCGCACCTCGGAGGGAAAGAGGAAGCCCGAATGGGCGTGGTCTCTCGCGTTCCGAGGGCGCGACTCTCGTTTCAGCGCTACCGGCGGCGAACCCGGCTTACGTCACACGCGGCGCCGGCATTGGCCGGCTGGAACGCAATATGCGCCAGCCGGCATGCCAGTCAACGGGGTTATGCAGCGGGGCGCGGCGTGCCTGCAAGGTCTGCCGCGGCGTCCGCATCGGTCAGAAGTGCGGGCCGATGCGGATCGCCGAAATCGTCAGCCAGCTCGTAGGTTGCGGCAAAGATCTCCGGCTTGCAGGGGTAGAACTCGCCCTGCACTCCCCGAATGATCCAGTCGCCTGAGGCGGCAAGCATCTCGCCCTCCAGCGTGGAGATGAGAATTCCATCCTCCGGCCGGACCATGCTTGCACGCCTCGCATCTGCGCCGTGCCAGCCCATCCATGCAAGTACCTGATTCGCCGAATCCTTGCTGCCGTGGAACTGTATGGCCTCGATAACCACTGGCTTCTTGCGATACATGCCCATGACTTACCTCCCCTGGGTCTTGGCGAGCTGCACCCCGAAGTCGAAGGCGTTCTCCTTCGTCGGTGCCTTGCTCAGGTCAACGCCGGTGGCGCGGGCCGGGTTGTTGGGCGCCGCTGCCGGCTGGCGCTGCACGGGAGGTGCCACCGGAGCGGGTGCGGCGAGGTAGGCCTTCTGGATCGCCGCGGCCCACTGCTGGGGCGGCAGGCTGTCCTGGATGACAGCCACCATGGGCTGGATCGCCTTGAACTTGGCATCGAAGTGCTGCGGGTCTGCGGCACGGAGTTGGGCGCCCAGCGTCTGCACGTCCTGCATCGCCTGCTCCTGCGCCTGGGTGGCGGCGTGCGACTGCTCCATGGCCTGCCGCTGGCGCTGCTGGCTGTCCTGCTGGAGGGCCGAAGCGCGACGGGTGCGGATAAGCTCTTCCGCTGCCGCCTTGGTCATGTCGCCGTCGGCCACCTGCTTGGCCAGCTCGGGATACTCGGCCAGCGGGTCGTAGCCCGGTGCCGGCCGGCCCAGCTCCTTCGCCAACCAGGCCATCTCCTGCTGCATGAAGTCGTAGGCCTGCGCCATCGCGGCCGGGTCACGCGAGTTGATCGCCGCCAGGTAGTTCAGCGCGTTGCCCATCTGCTGCGGATCGGCACCGGTGGACTTGATCGTTTCCTCCCACTGCCGGCCGCGCTCGGCGTCCGGTCGCAGGGTCTCGGCTTCGGCAGCGCGCTCGCTCAGTTCGCGGAAGCGCTTCTGGGTCCGCTCGTTCGAAATGCCCAGGTCCTTGATCTCGGCGTCGATGGCATCGGGCTGGTTCGCAGCCTCCGCAGCGGCAGCTGCAGCAGCCGGGTCCGGCTCGCCACCCTCCCCGCCCTCGGCGCCCGGTGCACCAGCGCCTGCAGCGGCAGCACCTGCATCATCGGCGGCCGCGGCATCTGCAGCAGCCCCATCGGCGGCGGCAGCCGGCGCGCCACCATCCTCCAGCACTTCCTGCTCGCGGGCCTTCTCCACGCCTTGGCTGAAGGCGTCCAGCGCCTCGGTGTTGGGGTCGCCGTCGTTGCTGGCGACGGTCGCCGCCGCCTGGGCGGCAGCGGCTGCAGCGCCGTCATCCTCGATGGCGGTGGTGTCGGGTTCGTTCTGGTCAATACGCACGTGTGTGTCCTCGCTGGCGGCGTGTGGGGTCAAACAGGGGTGATTGCCGGCGGCGTCATCGCAGCCGGGTCGAGCATTGGATCGATGGGCCGCTCACTGCCGGCGGCACCGGCAGCCATCGCCGGGTCAATGGCGGCACCCCCCATCGGATCGAGCGCAGGGTCAACCGGTGCCGGCGCCTGCGGAATGAAGCTGTACGGGTCGATGCTGGTATCGCCGGCGCGCTTCACCGTCTCCACGGCCAGCTGCTCGAGGCAGTTGGCGATGTCCAGTTGCGACGAGCCGCGCATCTGACCGATCTGGATGGCGGACTGCTGGAGCTGCGGCAGCAGGATCGACCACTGTTGCTGGCGCAGGGCGGTGGCAGGCTTCCCGGACGACCCCGCCCGGATGTCCACCTGCACCACCATGTCCAGCATCTCCGGCTCGGGGACGTTGAACCACAGCGCATCGGCGCCGGCCCAGTTCGCCGCCTCGTCCTGCGTCAGCCCGTTGGGCGAAACCGCCAGCTCGGCGGTGTACACGGCCAACTCGGAGAGCATCTCGTCCAGGCTGTCGCGGGCGTAGCCGATGCGAGACTCCGTGCCCTGCTGCTGGATGTCCGCCTCGGTGGCGGTCTTGGCCACCTGGATGCTGGACGAAAGAGCCTCCTGCACGCCCCAAATCATCTCCAGCTCCGCGCGGATCTGCTGGGTGTCGTATAGCGCCGGGTCGATCGGGTTGTAGCTGATCGGAAACAGCACTTGATCGTGGGGCTGCCCCTGCAAGTTCAACCCAACCATTTCGATCGACGTTGCGTTCTCCAGCTTCTCTGCATCGGCCGGTTCAAGAGTGCCGCGATCAAACCCGGTCTTAGGGATGGCACGGCGCCGGTGTGTCTTGTAGTTGGTACGGGTGCGGTTGTACTCGTCCAGCAGCGATCGGGAGCGATCGACCAGGGACTGCGGGTGGCGCGCGCCGTCGTTCCAGATCACGGCCCAGCTGAAGAACGGATAGAAGCGCGTGGTCCGCTGCTCGGGCTTGAATGGCTGGCGCAGGTAGCGCGGGCACCCTTCGGCCAACGTGATGACGTGCCCCGTCTCCTTGTTCCACACCTCCCACACGCAGACGCAGGCCTTGCTGGTGTCAGTGGCACCGGCAGGACCCTTGGAGAAGGCGTCCGCCTGATCGCCCCGGGCCGCACCGCCGAAGCCCGCACCGTCTGCGGCCTTGCCCGGAATGCGGAAGTAGGCCGTTGCCGATCCCAGCACGTCGGCGGCATCGGGATACGTCGCCTTGGCCTTGTCCATCGGCATGAACAGGCGCTGCGCGATCCACGGACTGTCCACGTACTGCTGCAGGCACGCGCACTCGGGCGCCACCTGGATGTCCTCTGCCCGCACGAAGTCGATGCACAGGGCATTGAAGATGATGCGCTCGGCCTCGTCCTCGGCCTGCTGCAGGCGCTGCTCCAGCTCTGCGCGCTGCGCGGAGTCGTCACCCACCATGCCTTCGGCCAGGGCGCTCTGGAGCTGGCCGATCGCCGCCAGGCTGGAGCGCAGCCCGGCAATCTCCTGCTGCAGGGCCGGGTTGCTGCCCGTCTCCCGGTGCCACGCGGCTTTGAGCCAGCCGATGCCCACGCTCAGGCCGGAGCGAACCAGCGGGTCAGCCGCGGCCTTCAGCTTGCCCTTCTTCCAGAGCCTGCCGACGACGATCTCCAGCGTGGTTGCGAAGGCCTTGGCCTCCTGCTTGATACGCGGAGAGACGGCCTCGGCCAGCTCCACGCTGACCTCAGGGTCGCGGGCGTACAGGAACGTGGTCAGGATGCCGACATAGGTGCCGGCGATGGGCACACGCACGTCGTACACGTCGGTGTTCGCCTGCTCCTGGCAGTAGGTGCGATCCTTGGCGTAGCCCTCCCGGGCCCCCTTGTCGAACTCGCGAGCTTCCTCAATCCGCTTCAGCCAGGCCTTGACCGCGCCCTCTTCCTCCATCTGGGCAGCAGCGCGGCGCTCGGCTTCCGCCTGCTCCATCTCGTCTGCTTCGATCGCCTGGGCCAGCTGGTCGCCTGGACCGGTCATAGCATCTTCCTCTTCCGTTCCATTGCGTCGGCCGCGTCGTCGCTGTGTTCCAGCCATTGGCGGCTATAAGGCGTGATGACCCGACCCCGTTCAACGGAGGTCGGCGTCCTTGCGCTGGCGATGGCCGGGAAGCGGCTGTGGATGAAGTAACCCAGCGCGTCCGGTGGGTGATCGAAGCCCGTGGTCTTGTCCGGCATGCCGTTGGCGTCGTAGGCCTGCTTCTCCAACGCCTCGGTCAACTTGGGGCAGCCCACCGGGTTCACCCGCAGGCGGCGCACGCCCCTGGCATTGCAGAGCATGGCGTTCACGCTGACCACGCGGGCGCGGATGCGGGGGTTGGCCGGAGGCACCCGGACAACGAACCCCGCCGCCCGCAGCAGACCCAGGTCGGACACGCTGGCGTTGTTGGTGTGCGAGCTCTCCCCACTGGCGTCGGGATAGACCGCAATGTGCCGATCGCCGAACCGCTCACGCAGCGCCACGATCATGGCCGGGGTATCCCTGACGCCGGTGAACTCTTCCAGGGCCAGCGGTTGGCCGGCCCGGATCACGCAGACGATGGCCGTCATGTTCATCACGTTGAAGTCCATGCCCACGTGGAGCCGGTCGTCGTCGCGAATGGTGGCCAGCGTGCCGTTGAGCTTGCGGTCGTAGGCCGCGTACACCGAGCCGCTGGTCAGGTTCACGAACAGGCCGTTGATGTAGGCCTTCACCAGCTGCGCCGGGTACGTCTCGAACAGGGACTCGATGTAGTCGTCCGGGAGGTTCGCCTCGTTGTCGTAGGTGCTGGCGTGCACCTTGCCGTACAGCCCGGCCTTCTTTGGCTCCTGCCCCGGGATCTGCTCGAATTGCTCGTAGACGAAATTGAAACCTTCCGGGGTCGTGGTGACGTCGATGCCGTTCTGCAGGCCGACAGCCTTCACGCGCAGTCGGGCGATGATCTTGCGCCAGGCGTCATGCGCCTTCCGCTTCTTCAGCGTGTCGATCTCGTCCACCAGACCGCGGCCGATCTTGAAGCCCACGATGCTGGCCGGGTTGTCCATGGACCGGCAGATGGCTGTGCCGCGGTACTGCCGGCCGGCGTACAGGTGCACTTCCTTGTTCGACTGGTTGATCTGCGCTCGCAGCCCCCAGTCGAAGGCCACCTCTTCGATCGTCGGGTAGAAGATGTCGCGGATCTGCGGGTAGCTGGGCGCGAAGTAGCCCGTGGGGATCCGAGGGAATTCCCAGGCATGGCGGCACAGTGAGCCGCACCCAACCCAGGTCTTACCCGAGCCGAAGCCCCCTACGAACGCCCGGAACTTGTGCGGCAGCTGGAGGAACTCTGCCTGCGGTTGGTTAAGGGTCGGCACGCTTTCGCCCACTGACCACGTTGACCGTCACCGCTACCGGTACCGGCAGGTCTTCGTCGTCCTTCTCGCCCTCGTCCAGGCCGGCCAGCTTTGCCTTGCCCATGGTGGCTTGGACCATTGCGGCGCCCTGCTCCCGCTTCTTGGCCACCTGGCGCGCTTCTTCCAGCTCGGCGACCAGGCTGGCGATGGTCACCCCATGTGCGGCCAGTGCCACCCCACGGAGCTCATCAAGCCTTGCGGCGATCTTGGGGTTATCCAGCAGCTCCTTTGCCGAGCGGTTGATGGTCTCGGGCTTGGCCTTCTCGGCGCTGTAGCACCGCCGGTAGGCCTCGCTGGCGTTGCCGCTCTCCAGGTACCGCTGGCAAAACGCCTCCTGCTTGGGGGTGAGTCCCGTCATGGGCTCAACCTCCCGATGCAGCGAATCGCCGATTCCCGGAAGTCATGGCGTCACCGAGGGTCATGACCCCCGGCCGGCCGCACGCGGCCTCTTCCGTGTCGGCTGCGGGCTGTTGTCGACACCTGCCCGCTGGTCGGGCCGGTACTGCAGAGAGCGCCCCGGCCGGCGCTTCGAGATACGGATCGATGGTGTTGGGCGTCTGGCGGTCGCTCATGCCGCCATTACGCGGCAGCGGCCATCTCATGCAACGGAGGGAACGGGAGCTGTAGTTGCGTAGGCCATCCCCAATAGGGAAGGTGGAACCGGATGTCTTCCTCCAGTATCCCGACGCTTGGCACGGAGGCGCTTGCACCGCACATCGGCATCTCCGCATACGTGCCTAGTACCCAGTCGTAATGTTCAACGCAGAAGCGCTCTGTCCTGGCCTCACCCGCCATGAGCAGGTAGACCTCGGCCTGGCTGTTGATCGCCACCACCGTGCCCGCCCCTCGGGCGTACAGCGTCTGGCGGATGCGCTTCTGGAGCCGCTGGGCCAATTCCTGCACCGTGGCACAGTCGTCTAGGCTGAAGGCCGGCTTGATCCTGCGCTCAATCTGTCGACGCGGCGTCGGATCACTTAGGGATTGGTGGCCGCGGTGCATAGTTGCCTCCAGTCGATGTGGCCTATGCAGGCTCCAAGGTAATTTCCAGTCGTGGGCTATGCCGGTCCATTCCGGCCTTCCGGATGCTCAATGCCTGCACTTGGGAATCGTCGTCCCACATCCCAGCGGCGGTCAGGGCGTCCAGCGGAGCCTTCAGCAGGTTGTCGATATCCCTGCGCCGGAGGTCCGGGTAGTAGGCGTCGATGGTCACGTTGACCGGCATGGTGCCAATGCCTACCCGGCCGCCCAGGCGCATCACCAGCTCAACGTCCGTTCGGTACTTCCTGCCGGCAGCGGCAATGAGCACGCGGCCGTTGACGCTGCGCCAGTAGCGATTCACCGATGGCGGCCACGGCAGATGCAGGCGGATCATCCGTATACCCTCTTCAGGGTCTCGTTGAGCGCCTGTATTTCGCTGATCTTGTGGATACGCCACAGTCGCTTGTCGCCGTGGATGCCCATCGGGCCGGTGTGGCAGTCGGGGCATAGCCCTACGCTCGTCCACCACAGCCCTTGCTCGATCTCGTGCGCATGGACCACGCCACAGAACCCACACACTGCGCAACCGGACTCTTTCACTCGCCCGACATGCTCGCGCTCGGCCCGGGTCATGGTCTTCTTGTTCTTGCTCCACATCAGCCAGCCCTCCGCATCTGGTACTGCGGATCGGGATCTGGGATCACTACCCCAGCCCTTGCACCGACGCGCTGGCAGAACTCCACATAGCGCCAGAAATCGTCGCCATCGATCACGTCTCGGTTGCCATCGGCGTCGGTGGTGGTGGTGCGGATCGGCACCTGCTCACTACGCTGCCCCGGGAGCCGCTTCTCTCGCCAGCCCCAGTGAGAGCCACACAGGTACTCGTGCACATCCTCGCGCTCGTAGCCGCCATGCTCGGCAAGCATCGGGATCACCACGCCCCACAGGTAGCGCAGTTGCGGCGGCGTGCGCTCCGGGCGGGCGATCGTCAGCTTCACATTGACCGGCTTGCCTTGCTGGAAGAAGCGCATCACCTCGGACACGCGCCTGATTGCAGCGTCCCGATCCTTCGGCGGGAGAGTGATGACGTTCTCAGCCATTTACATGTTCCCCGTAGCGAAGATGCCGCAGCAACTGAAGTTCGTGGATGGCCTTGTCGATGTCCTGGACCCCCTTCCCGCCCTCGCGCGCATGACGGGTCAGACGCTTGATGACACAGCCCTCAAGGAACCCGAGCCCGTTGGCTTCGATGTACTGCACTGGCTGGATATCACCTTCGCGGTAGTGCCCCCCGCCGATCTGCTTGTCCAAGGCGCTCATTCCTTGCGCTCCTGTGCGCGGGCAGCGTCCACCTGTAGTTCCAATGCACCTGCCCCCATCGCCATCGCGTCGTCTATAACGATGCTGGGAAACGTGCCGGCATCAATCTGGCGGCATAGCTCCTGCCATCGGGCGGCATCCGCCACAGCCGCATCCCGCTCTGCCTCGGCCTTCTCTGCTCGCTTCTTCCACTCCCAGCCAGCTTTGGAGTCTGCTGCAGCCAGTGCGTCATCCCGCTCTGCCGTCAGGCGGTCGATGGCGGACTTATGGTCTGAGTACGTGACGTAATAGCCGTTTGAGTCCTCACTCATGCCGAACTGATCGACCTCATAGCGTCGAACCGGCTTGATCTCGTTCTCGCTCATACCTGGACTCCCGTCTCTTCCCTCATTCGCTTGAAAACTGCCGCTGCTGCAATCAGGGTGAACGGAACTGTCACGGGCCACACTGCCGCGACAACCCAAGCAAGTACCGGGCGACGCGGTGATCCCGCGATAGACCCTGCGATGTGATCCGTCACGCGAAACACGAGCAACATCACCACGTAGAACCAAGCAGTCGTACTCATCGCTTCATCTCCCTATCCCGTTCGTTCCAGCCAGCCCGCCATTCGTTTCGCTGCTCGGCTGCGTCGTCTGTTATCCCGTAGCTGGGGCAACTGTTGATGCCCCGGCCTGCTTCGCGCGCCCAGCGACCGAACTGCCGGGGCTGGATGCGTTCAACCTTCAACCCGCCTTGCGCTCCGGCATGTGCAGCACGCCCGGACGCCTCGCCTCCATCGCACGACTGTGCAGCACGCGGACCCGGTGCATCAGCGCCGCCGCGAACACAACGGACACCTGCATTGCCGCCGCAATCTCGTTTGCGTTGCATCCCTCACGCTCCAGCCGGAACACGTCAACGTCAGACAGTGCGATGCGGTCCATCAGTGCATCCTCAGCAGGCGGCCGATCTCATCGAAGCGGCGCTTCATTTCCGGCGATTCAGGGGCCGCAGTGATCGGCTGCTTGGTCAGCGCCAGTTGCTCCCGGGGCGGCATCGCCTCCATGAAGTCAGCAGGCGACGGCCACTGCCGGCGGTTCTTCATCAGGGTCACGAAAGCCTTGCGGAATCGCGGTGTGTCCAGCTTCTGGTCCCACACCCGCTCGTCAGTGACTGCCCGATACCACCCCATCGCCGTTCCAGCGATCATGTCCGCCGCCGGGGTGCGATCCAGGCTCAAGCAGAGCAACTGGCTCAAACCGTCCAGAATCTCGCTGTGGATCCACTCGATTTCCATGCTTCATGCCCTGCAATGTTTGGATGGCGGATAGGGTCTTGCTTGGGGGCGATGCCGTGGGACTGACGCCCGTCAGTACAGGCCCGGCCCGAGCTTCGCGCTGAGGAACGTCCTCCCATCGCCCCTGGTTGAGGTACGTGGAACCCATGGGGATGAACCCCCGTTTCCATCCGCTATCGGTCGAATCCATCAGGCGGACATGGGCTATCAGCTCATCGCACCGTGAATCCAGCTTCCTGCGCTTCCAGGCCTTCTCGGCCTCTTGCCGCCCCTTCTTGTTCGGGTAGGCGCTCCAGAACTCCCCGAACCTCGACTGTGCGGCCGCAGGCTGCACATGCTCTTGCTTCAAGGAATCAGGAATCAGTAATGGGGAATCAGGAATCAGCCCGGCTCGTTCCGGAAATTCCGGTGCTTGCCCGGGAAATTCCGGTGCATGCTCTTCCACTTCCGGTTCTGGCACAGTGCTGTCCACGCTCAAGCCGGGAAAGGCCGGGATGACAGAGGCCGCTTCCTTCTTGTGAGGGTTCTGGTGCCTGACAAAGTTCAGGACCTGGACATAGCGCAACCCATCAACCTCGTACCTGACAAGGAAGCCGTGCGCCTGTAGAGCAGCCAGCCCAGCATCAACATCAACCGTGTCATACGGGAAGATCGCCGCCTTCAGCCGCTTAGGCCTATCCTCAAGCCGGCCTTCGCGGTCGGCTTCGCACCACAGTCCCTGGAACAGGATGCGGTACTCAAACGGAAGCTCCGCGAGATCCTCGTTCTTGAAGAAGCCCGGCTTGAGGTTACGGGACCTGCTCATCTTCCAAGCTCCAGGTCGCACCGCGCGAAGTTCACCGAGCCAGCAACACGCGGGTATTCCTCGCAGTGTTCGCACAGCACGGGGCGCGCAGAGACAGGGACAGTAGCAAGGGCGCGGGCAAGCGCAGCGTCGCGCTGGGCCTGTTCAAGATCGGATGCGCGGTCGAATTCGTCAGCCATTGACCTGCTCCTGCGGGCGCACGGCGAGCGGAGCGGCAGGCATCGGCATCCAATGCGTGGCGCGCTGCCAAAGCTGGAATTCTCCATGCGCACAGGTCTGGCCCCACCATGCTCCGTGTAGGCGCGACCAGTAGCCAAGCATGATCTCGTTTCGGCCGGAAATGCCTAGCATCAGCCAACGGCTATCCTTCGGCGCTGTCTCGATTGGCTGCCACTCCGGCGCGGTGCGCAGGGCGGCGGCGATGGCACGCATCGCTGCACGATGCTCATGCCGTCCACTGCGAGTCATGTCCGCACAAATGGGCTCGCCGATTTCATCGTAAGCTCGCGCCAGCAGTTCGCGGGCCTGCTGCATCAGGTCAGCCATTTCCCCTCTCCTTCCTGCCGTTATCGCGCAGCCAGCCCGGAGCCCACACACCCCACGGATGCGGCTTCTTGCGCTTGTTCGCCTTCTTGCTTGCGTCGTAGTTGCGGATGGGCTTCATGGCTCGCTTTCCGTCTTGGAACTTTTGAGTCCCTGAAAAGGGACGACTCGACCCGGCTTTCTCGGCAACCGGTAGCGCCGTTCCAACTCCTGCCTCACTCGTTGCTCCACGACCTCTTGAACCGAGACGCCGAGTGCTTCTGCCTGCTTTCGTAGCTGCTCGTACTCAGGGTCCGAGAAGTTCAGTTCCATAGGCCCTCCAAAGGGACTGGTTTGGCCCTTCAGGCAGCACAGGTTCCGCGAATACCCTTTTCGTCAGTCGTGGTGATGGCAGACAACGCCAGCTCACGGACGAACACTGCCGGCTGCATCCCGTTGAACTGGGCGAGCGCGACAAGCAGGTCGTATTCCTGGTCGTTGAACCGGGCTTTGATCGCGTTGTCTCGGATGTGGGTGGGGTCGGCGTACATAGGTCAATCCATGGAGTCAGTGATGTTTGTTGAAACAACTGCGACCAACGTGGTCCAAATCGTTAGGCACGAAAGTTCGGTCTATGCCGTCCGCTGGAATGGCGTGCGCCATGTCGTGCGGCTTCTGCGGGGGCCGTAATGTCGGCCACGGGAAAGGGCGTCCGTCTGCCGGTAGGATTGGAGCGAGTTGAGGCCCCAACCACTACCGGAGACGGACATGGAAGAAGAGAAGATCGAAGAGCTGCTAGGGGCGATGCTCGCCCTGTCGGGAGCCGGAATGGCGATGGAGCGAGCACTGCACGCGCTCATGACTTCGCACCCCGATCCGGCTGCGCTGCATCAAGCCCTGTTCTCAGAGCTGCATCCGTCCAAAATTCCAAGTACGTATCCCGAGCCGCTACAGAACGGCTGGCAGGAGACTGCGAGGGCGTTCCTGGAACACTCAACTCTGCTTGTTTCGGCTGCTCAGTCTGGGCAAGCGGTGAAGAACTGACCCCAAGACCAGGCCATGCCAGCGCCATTTGGCGCCGGAACTCCTCGACTCTTGCCTTGTCGGCCATTGATGGCTTGAGCATCCAGTCTCGGAGCCACAGCCGCGGGTTGAGGCGATCAGGCAGCATCGGCCTTCCCTCCCTGCTGGCTGTCCTCTGGCGCCGGGCCGAACACGTCGGGGCGCAACGCCCTCGCCTGCCACTGCCTGCCTTCTGGGAGCGGCTCATCCTCGGCCCACTGCCCCACAGCCTGCTTGGTGGTGCCAAAGAACCGGGCCAACTCAGTGTCCTTGTGGAGTCCGAGCGCCGCCTTCACCGCTTGCTTTGTCATGTCCATGGGGTGAGTAAATCATTGTTCACCCCTCCAGTCAACCATGATTTACCGCAGTTGGTCAATTATTTGCGACATGAACGAAACGATTGGTGACCGCCTAAGAGAGCTGCGTGGGGCGATGACACAGCCAGAGTTCGCCAGGATCGCCGGCACCAGCAAGCAGCATGTGTCTCGGATCGAGAAGGGCCTGATCAAGGAGCCCAGTCCGGCGTGGCTATCTCTATGGGCTGCTCACTTCAAGGTTAGCCTTGAGTGGCTAAGTACTGGGAGAAAACCAAAGAGCCTTGCGCCGCTGCCCGATATAACGGATGAGGCGGACTGGGCTGATGTCACGGGCTACTCCCAGGCGGCAGGCCTTGGATCAGGCCCTGAGGCCCAAGAATGGGCGCAGACCCATAAGCTCAAGTTCCGGCGCGACTCACTATCCAGGAAGCGGCTAAACCCCAAGCATCTTGCCGTCATGTACGGCGCTGGGGACAGCATGGAGCCCTACATCCGGGCTGGTGATGCCATCCTTTTCGATACGACCGACACGATCCCCAAGAACAAGGGCATCTATGTGCTACTTGTGCCAGGTGCAGGCAATGACGAGTACATGGTAAAGCGGGCCATCGTGAGCAAAGGGGAAACCATGTTTGTGGCGGACAACCCGGATGGCGACCACAACTGGAAGGAGCCACGTCCGCTTACCGACGGTATGCGCGTCGTTGGCCGCGTGCGGTGGACGGGCGGCTGGGTGAAGTGAACTAGGACTAGTGTCTGCTACAGGAATGGAGCTGGGGTGAGGGACGGCAATGTACTTTGCTTACTTTGATGAGACCGGCGATACAGGCATGGGAGACAAGTCTCCGAGCGGAACGTTTGCTCTATCTTGCCTTTTGGTTCACGACTCGAATTGGCTTGCCGCGCTCGATCAGACAATTGCATTCAGGCGGTACCTAAAGAACAACTTTCGCATCTCGGCGCGATCAGAGCTCAAGGCCCATTGGCTGATCCACAACAAGGGTGGAATCAGAGATGCCCAGCTGAGCTATCAGGCACGTATGGCTGCTTATAGATCAGCGATGAGGTTTCAACGGAAGTGTGGTCTGTTCACCTCGTTCACCATCCTGATCGATAAGAACAAGATCATGAAGAAGAACACTGACGTCCGCGACTACGCCTGGGGATATGCCATCCAACGCCTAGAGAGGTTTGGCACCGGCAAGAAAGACAATGTTCATGTGCTTCCAGATGAAGGCCACGGTGAATTTATCCGCCGCAAGATCCGCGCCATGCGTAGGTTTAACACCGTGCCGGCTGCTTTTGGAGGTGCGCCGTTGGACAGAAAAGCTACAAATCTGGTTGAGGATAGCTCTGACCGCCGGTCGCATGAATCGTACTTCACGCAGTTCGCTGACTTGAATGCTTATGCAGCCTTCCGGCGCGTCTACCCTGGCGCTAACTTTGGGGCAGACATTTACGAAGAGCTTGGCGACTGCAGGCTTAAAGAAGTCAACGCTATCAACGGCGGCCCTGTTGGCCTTGTAGTGTGGCCTAAATAGAAAGCCCGCCTTTCGGCGGGCGGGGGAAATCCTACTATCAGGCAATGGGCCCGACCTCAGATTCCGAGGAAACTCTAACCTATTACGCGCGCGATATCAAGTTTTAAGACGGCGGTCAACCTTGACAGCCAGCTTCCTCATGCGCCACCGGAGCCCCGCTACAGCGGGGTTTTTAGTGTCTGGCTGGAGTTCATGAACGCGTTCATGGTCCGCTGAGTAAGCGCGGTAAATCTTAGTTGACTGCAGTAGTCAATGATGATTTACTTACTCCCACGCCCCACCCCGGGGCATGGGAGATCGGGATGGCACTTCAACTCCACACGATGAGCCGGTCCGCGCAGCGGGCCTACGACGACCAGGCGCCGGACTTCGCGGCGTGGGAGCGCGCTGAGGCTATCGAAGCCCGCGCCCTGGACATGCTGTCGGACCGTGACCAGCGCCGCGAGATCGCAGCCGACGTGCTGCCGTTCGAGCTGGACGGCGAGTGGTTCACGGACGCGACCGACGCGCTGATCCAGCTTGACGGGAAGCACCCGGACGACCTGCTGGGCTCGCAGCTGCTGGCGGACCTGTACCGCCTCGCCAAGGTCGCCCGCACTGCTGCGCTGGAAGCTGCACGGGAGCTTGCGGCATGAGCGCGCTGAAATTCGACGTGCTGGACCTGATCCGGGAGCCGGACAACTACCTTCCCGGCGAGCGGGCTAAGGCGGCGGAGGTCATTTGTCAGGCAAAACAGGCTGGAACTCTGCTGGCGAATATCGCCTACAACCTCGCGCAGGACGAGAGCCTGCCCGATAGCACGCGCTGGTCGTTGGACGATGCACGCAAGCGCTGGGACGACGTTGTCGCCCGCTTCGGAGGTACCGAGTGAGCACACACAAGCACACGCCGGGGCCGTGGCACGCCGACGTGGATGACCTTGATCCCTCTGGCTTCATCATCACCAGCCAGCAACGTCCATACGTCGCCACTGTACACGCAGGGAAGCACAACACCTGCGAAGCCAACGCCCGCCTTATCGCCGCAGTTCCGGAGCTGCTGGAGGCGCTGATCGCCCTGCTGCCGCACGTTGAGCATCACGATAGCTGCGGCGACCACGATGCCTACAACAACGTTGAGGTTCAGACGTGCGGCTGTGGATTGGACGCGGCCGTTGAGTACGCCCGTTCCGCCATCGTCAAGGCCACGGGAGAGCCGGTATGAGCATCGAGCAGGCCGTAACCGCCGCGGCGAAGCAGACCGCGCGCGACATGATCGTCATCGCTGTGCTGGCTTTCCTAGCTGGCGCTGGGTTCGCGCTGCTGCTGGGAGCGATGGCATGAGCGAGAGCATTGATGTTTTGGCTGTGCTGCGATGGCAGCATCATATTATCAAGAGGCTCCACGAGGTCTCTGGCGGCGTAGATCACGCACTTGATCTCGAAGACGCGGAGCTTGCAGCCGCAGCCGTCGCCGAGCTGCTGATGGACCTGCACCGCATCCGTGATCGCGCCACCGCACACCCGGGCGACACCGACGCAGACCGCAAGCGCGATCTTCAGCATGTTGTGGCACTTGCCAACCAAGCCCTCTCCCGCGTGCGAGGTGCCGCATGAAGCGCCTCGCCTGGTCCGTCCTCGGCTACTCGGCAATGACCGCCATGTACCTGACCGCGCTGTGGTGCGCAGTGCAGGTGCAGCCGTGACGCCCCGTATCCCGACCGACGCCGACATAGCGGCCGTCGTGTTCCCGCCGATCACCCCGCCCGATCCGCTTGCCGAGTTGGAGGCAGCCGAGGGCATCTGCGCACAGGAGAGTGAGGAATGAAGAACGTCGCTCCGCTCGCAATGTGGCTGCTGGTAACGCTGTTCCTTGCTGCCACATCCGCGCTGCTGTTCTACGTGCAGTTGAACGCCTTCGCTGTCACTTCCGGCGTCCTGACTGTGTTCGCGGCGCTTATGACCTACGACGAGTTCCACATCTACCGCCGCAACCGGAAGCGCGAGCCGCGAGTAGAGCCGCCGACTCGCATTCCAGGCTACCCCGAGCAACCCAAGCGTCCGATTCGATAGGAGAGCGACATGAGCAAGAACAAGTACGTGATCCGCACGACCGCCGCGACCGGCAAGCGCACCCGGCACTACTTCGACAGCCGGGACAAGGCGCGCGAGTTCTGCCGAGTGTACCTGCTGCCGCAGACTCGGATCGCAAGGAACTGACCGACTACGGAGAGGAATGCGCAGGCTGATGCGCGCCAATTGTCATTCCCGCTATGGGCATTGGCTCCGCAGCTGAGGAAAGCCGGAGACCAGCACCGGCCCTCTCCACCCAATCCCCTGCCCTGCTCCCCACAGGGCAACCCCGCGCCGGCCGGGGCTCCCCAAAGCCGGCAACTATTCGAAGGAAGGACATGAACGCAGTCGTCCAACAAGAAGAGCGCCAGATCGCTCCGTATCAGGCCGCTATCCAGCGCGCCAAAGATCGATTCGGCAAGGTAGCGGCACAGACGGTCAACTACGACCGTGAGTCGATCTTCGCCATGCAGGCTCTGATGAAGACCGACTTCGCCATGCAGACGGCGAACCGCAACCCAAACTCGGTCCACTTGGCGATGATCAACGTTGCCAGCACCGGGCTGACTTTGAACCCTGCCAATGGCTACGCGTACTTGGTTCCGCGTGACGGCGCTATCGTCCTGGACATCAGCTACAAGGGCCTGATCAAGATCGCCACCGATACCGGATCGGTCGAGTGGGCGCGTGCGGATGTTGTCTACGAGGCCGACACGTTCGTCTATCACGGCCCAGCCGCAGCGCCCGAGCATACGGCCGACCCGTTCAAGCGTGACCGTGGCGAGATCGTCGGCGTCTACTGCATCGCGCGCACGAAGCAAGGCGACGTGCTGACGGAAGTCATGGACCGCGAGGAACTGGAGAAGATCCGGGGCAAGTCACAAGCCTACGTGAAGCAGAACAAGGGACCGTGGGTCGAGTGGTTTGAGCAGATGTGCAAGAAGGCGGTGATCAAGCGCGCGTCCAAGACGTGGCCCTACACCGACCAGAACGACAGGATCGGAAGCGCCATCGAAATTGCCAATGCATCCGAAGGCGGCTACGACCTGGAATCGGAAGAAGAGAAGCTCCACAAGCGCCGGCAGCAGCATGACGCCGCGCTGGGTCGCCACTACGCAAGCATCGACTCCATCAAGGCCGAACTGTCCAAAGATGACCCGGACATGCACGCCGTGGCCGAAACGTGGGGCGAAATTCCGCAGGACGACCAGATGGCGCTTTGGCTGGCTCCGACCAAGGGCGGTTGCTTCACGACCGCAGAACGGACGGCAATCAAGAGCGGGATTCCGCGCGTAGCGAATGGGGAGAACAGCTAATGGCCCGGGGCATCAACAAAGTCATCCTGGTCGGCAACCTCGGCAACGATCCGGATACGAAGCACACCCAGAGCGGCATGGCCGTGACCCGCATAAGCCTCGCCACCACCAGCGTTCGCAAGGACAAGGACGGCAACCAGCAGGAACGCACCGAATGGCACCGCGTGGTGTTCTTCGGAAAGCTCGGCGAGATCGCCGGCGAGTACCTGCGCAAGGGCTCGCAGGTCTATGTCGAAGGTTCGTTGAAGTACGACAAGTTTACCGGGCAGGACGGCGTAGAGAAGTACACCACCGACATTGTGGCGAACGAGTTGCAGATGCTCGGCGGACGTCAGGAGGGCGGCGAGCAGCGCCCGCAGTCCCAGCGCCCCGCCCGTCAGCAGGCAGCGCCGACCGCGCGCCAGACGATGGACGACTTCGCTGACGACTCGATCCCGTTCTGATCTACGGGGCCGGTCCGTTGTGGACTCACGGCGGTGAACCGACTCGGCCGAGTACCGGCCCCACCCTCTAGGAGCAAGCAGCATGAACAACGTGCGCCGCCCTTGCCCAGACTGCGGCAATGAGGCAGAGCTGGTCACGGGTAAGGAGGTGTATCCGCACCGCCCTGACTTGCACAGAAAGCCATTCTGGGCCTGCCTTCCCTGCAAGACGTGGACGGGATGCCACCCGGGGACCACTACACGCATGGGGCGACTTGCCAACGCTGAAACTCGTCGCTTGAAGATGGCCGCACACGCAGCGTTTGACCCGATCTGGAAGTCGCGCCGTATGAGCCGTGGGGCCGCCTACGCGTGGCTCAGAAAGCAAACCGGCCTCTCTGAAAGAGATTGCCACATGGGATGGATGAGCGACGCGGACCTTATCCGCGTGGTCGAAATCTGCAAAGGAGTAACCGCATGAACGCGCACAACGAGCAACAGTGGCCCGAATACCTGATGCTACGCGACACCTGTCTGTCTGATGACGCTGGCGGGCTTGGCCAACGAATCTTCACGACGGCAGGTGCAGGCTACGAGAAGCGGAAATACATTCGCGCGGACCTTGCCGCCCAGCCATCGCCAGTAGTCAAGCAAAACTTGACTACTCATCCCGCCGCAGCGCAGGAGGCGGTTGCTTGGCAGTGGCGGAGTCTACGTGCCGAAACAGGCTGGAAGGACTGCACCCGAGCCGTATACGAAGTTTTCCGCCGGAACGGGCTGCACTATGAGGTACGCCAGCTCTACGCCGCCCCCGTCACCGCAACGCCGCCCGACCACACCTGCAAGCGTTGCCGCGGCTCTGGCAAAGTGCGGGCCGGCGAAGGTACGTGGCCGGATGCCGTCGAAGTGGATGTGGACTGCCCGGTGTGTGGCGGAATCGGTGTAATCGACCGCCCCCCAGCAGCGCCGGGGATCGACCTGCGCTCAAATATGCTGCGGCTTGCCGAGAAATGGGAAAAGCAAGCTGCCGAGCATGGTGTGCGCCAGTTCACCGGCAACGATCACAGACTGTTTGCCAACGAACTTCGCGCGCAGATCGACGCCATCCCCAAGGGCGACGAGGCGCAACAGGCTGCCGCGCAAGCTATCGCCATCGTGCATATGGGCGGTTACCGCTGGAACGGGCAGCACTGGCAGAAGGACAGCCCCAAGGGCGCGCTGAACGAACAGTTCGGAAGCGCCGAAGGGTTGGACAGCCCCAAGGGTGCCGTGGCTTGGCACATCCAGCACCCCGACGGCCTGGTGTCTCTCCGGAAGCGGGAAGGCGTCGATGACGACATGCGCGCGCAGGCCGCTGAGGACGGGATCGTCATTCGCCCGCTGGTGTTCGGCGACGCCGGCACGGCCAGCCCCAAGGGCGCCTTGCCGGCGTTGCCTGACGATTTCAGTGAATCGAAGGACTGGCGTGCCGGCAGTTATGCAGAGCGCGTCGAGTGGCTGATGGATACTGTACGCAGCCAGCGTGAGCATATCGGTGATCTGCTGGACAGCCCCAAGGGCGGCAGCGAGGCGCGGGATGCTGCACGGTATCGGTGGCTGCGGGAGTTCGCTGTCAACGGATCAATCGGAATCCCGTTTCACGGGTGGTTGAACTGTGACGAACCCGCGAGCGAGTGGGATTCGGCCATAGACGCCGCCATGCAGGCCGGCGATGCGGAGGTGCAGCCGTGATGCGCCGGTTCGTGGACGCGCCGAGCGACGAGCGGTGTCGGTGGACCCGAACCCTTCGTGATGGCAGCGATGCCCAGTGCGGCAGGCGCCAGACCATCGGCAACCTGTGCACCCAGCACGGCAAGATCGACGCGCGATGGAGCTGCGACTACTGCGGCGGGAACGATGAGTTCCCTCGACAGCACACGATGGACTGCACTAGCCCGCAGGCCAACAGCCACGGCGCGGGGGTGGATCGTGGCTGATCCCATCCGCATCACGCCCCAGAAGGTCGGCTCCGGCTGGGCCTGCCCCAGCTGTGGTGCTAGGCACTTGGTGAGCATCTACGTGTCGCTGCACATGCGCGAGGGGCTCGCCCACACCTGCCCGTGCGGTCAGAAGGCCGTCGTCCAGAACTGGAAGGTGATCCCGAAGGCGGTGCGCCATGGCTGACCTGATGCAGCAGGCCCGGGAGTTCCTTGCTGTTGCGCATGAAAATGCTGGCGATCCGTTGTCGGCCGAGGCCGTGCGCAAAGGCTGGAACCCTGTGCCGGCCGTGGAGCTGGCAGCCATCGCCGCCGCCCTGCGCGCCGCGCCGGAGGGGTGGAGTTTCCAGCGGCAGGAAGATGGGTCGATAGTTGTAATGGCTGAACGCTACGGCGCCGTGCATGTGCGCCCTGACGACAGCGATAGCATCGCCGCTGCGGTGCTGCATCGCCTCGCCAGCGACCTGCTCGCCGCCCGCCCGCAGGGGGTGAGGTGATGGCGGACGGCATGCACCCATATGCTTCACGCCCCGAGGCTGGCACCCACGTGTGGCTGACGCCGCCGGCAATCATCAAGGCACTCGGCCCATTCGATCTGGACCCGTGCGCTGCGCCGTCGCCGCGTCCATGGCCCACCGCGGCGAAGCACATCGAGCTGCCCGAGGATGGGCTGGCTGCGAGCTGGCATGGGCGCGTGTGGTGCAACCCGCCGTTCGGCAAGCACACGCAAGCGTGGCTGCAGCGCATGGCCGAGCACGGCAACGGCATCGCACTGGCGTTCGCCCGCACCGAGACGGCGATGTTCCGTCGCTGGGTCTGGCCGCACGCGTCCGGCGTGCTGTTCCTCGCTGGCCGGCCGAACTTCCATTATCCCGATGGCACACGCGCCCGAGGCAACAGCGGCGGGCCGATTTGCCTGATCGCCTACGGCGAGGACAACCGCAGCGCGCTGCAACAGTCTGGACTACATGGGGCTTTGGTCGCGCTCGTAGCGGACAGCCCGCAGGAGGCGAGCGATGCGTGACGCCGAGCATGACAAGCACCTCGCGCGGGTCTACCTCACCGAAGCGCGCAGCCGGCGCAATGGCGCGATCAACAGCAACTTCTACTGGACCCTGCTGCGATGGGCGGCAAACGCCCGGCGCCGCGCCGCTCGGCTTCCGGAGCCCGCTCCGCCGCCGCCCTCCCCGGCCCAGCTGGAGCTGTTCGCATGACCCGTAGCATGACCCCCAACCTGCAACGCAGTGGAGGTAGCCGATGAGCAGTTTGGTTGAGCGCGCCAAGGATCTGGCTCACCGTGCCCATGCCGGGCAGGTGGACAAGGCTGGGCGCCCATACATCGAGCACGTGTCGCGCGTGGCATCTGCGGTCTCCGATGATCCCGAAGCCGAGACTGTGGCGTGGCTGCATGATGTGCTGGAGGATTGCGACTCGGTTTTCGCCGCGGAGATTCGTCATCTTTTCCCGTTGAGCATCTACTGTGCGATCGTGGTCCTCACGCGGCGCAAGGGCGGCTCAGACAAAAGCTATTACGAAGGAGTCCGGCTCAACCCGCTTCCCCTGCGCGTCAAGATGGCCGACATAGACGACAACGCCAATGAGAAACGGCTGGCTCTACTGGATGACAAGACCGCAACCCGGCTTCGCAGGAAGTACGCCCTGGCACGGAAGATGCTGGATGGAGGTAGCCGATGAGCGAACTGCAGCTCCTGCGGCGCGATGACGTGTTGAAGAAGGTCGGCATCAGCAAATCGACGCTGTACAAGCTGATCGCCACCGATGGCTTCCCAGCCTCAATCCCCGTAGGCGGGTCGGTGGCATGGGTGGAGTCCGAGGTCGATGCCTGGATCATCGCCAGGATGGAGAAGCGGGGTCAGGCAGCCTGACCCCTCAGCGTGTCCAAGTAGTCCGCCCACACCTGCATCATTCTCCGGCGCTCGGCCAGGTGTGCGGTGCGGTTGTAGGAGCGCCCGTTCGGGTCCTTCACCTCGTGTGCCAGCTGGTGCTCGATGATGTCCGGTCGGAACCCCAGCACCTCGTCCAGAATTGTTCGAGCCGTCGCCCGGAAACCGTGCCCGGTTACCGTCCCAACCTCGTAGCCCATCCGTCGCAGGGCAGCCAACACAGCATTGCTCGACATCGGTCGGTCTCGTGACCGCGCGGACGGGAACACGTAGCTGCTCCGCGAAGTCAGGGGTTGAAGCTCGGCCAGCACTGCCATGGCCTGGTCCGACAGGGGGACCATGTGAGGGCGACGCATCTTCATGCGCTCTGCTGGGATCGTCCAGGTGCGCTCTTGAAGGTCGAATTCCCGCCATTGCGCCATGCGCAGCTCCCCGGGGCGGAGGAACACCATGGGAGCCAGCTGCAGCGCCGCCTGGACAATCGGAGTTCCCTGGTAGCCATGCATCGCCCGGAGCAGTGGCCCCAGCTCCTTGGGGTCGGTCACCGCGGCGAAGTTGTTGTCCGGCGCCGGAGCCAGAGCGCCTTTCAGGTCAGCCACGGGGTTCCGCTTCGCGCGGCCGGTAGCGATGGCGTAGCGCATGACTTGGCCGCAGTTCTGCATGATCCGGTGCGCCGATTCGATGGCTCCCCGCTTCTCTACCCGTCGAGCTACCGTCAGGAAGTCAGGAGCCTCCAACTCGGCTGCCGGCCTGCTGCCGACCCACGGGAACACGTCGTTGGCGAACCACGCCTCCACCTTCACGCGGTAGGAGTCGACCCAGTCGCGCTTCCCCAGCCACTCCCGGGCGATCACCTCGAACGTGTTGGCGCCAAGTTCGGCGCGCGCCGCGGCGGCGGCCTTGCGATGCTCTCCGGGATCGATGCCCTTGGCCAAGAGTTGCCGTGCCTCGTCGCGTCGCTGCCTGGCCAAGGCAAGCGGAACGTCCGGGTAGACGCCGATGGCCAGCAGCTTCTCTTTCCCGCAGAACCGGTACTTCAAGCGCCAGTACCGGCCACCGGAAGGCTGGATCAGCAGGTACAAGCCACCCCCATCGGACAGCTTCTGTGGCTTGTCGGCAGGCTTGGCACGGCGAATGGCGGCGTCGCTCAGGGGCATGGCTGGGGGTATCAGTTCGGGGGCAGGCCCCAAGTACCCCACTTTGTACCCCCACCGTCGCACGGATTGAAACGGACCATCTAGGACCGCTTAGGACACAAAAAAGGCCGGGAACCCTTGATACCGCTGGGTTCCCGGCCTGATTCGGACCGATTCGGCCCGGTTTATGGTGGAGGTGGGCGGAATTGAACCGCCGTCCGAAGGCACTCCATCCCCGGCACTACATGCTTAGCTCGCCGTTGTATCTCGCCCCGGAACAGCACGGCGCACAAAGCGCATCCCGGAGCCAGCCCGCTTTATCTAGCTTGGAGCTGGCGGGCAGCCACCCCATGCGATTCCGTGATGATGACCCTACGCAGCGAGCACGGACACAAGCTGTTTCGGGGCTTAGGCCTTAAGCGGCCAGAGCGTAGTTGTCGTCGTTGGCAACTATGAGTTTTGCAGCTGGATTTACGAGGAAAGCCACCCCCTCGGCATGCACCAAGCGACTTCACAACCCCCGTCGAAACCAGTGCACCCCCGATTTCTTCAAGAATCTTCAGTCTTCATCGTCCAGAGCCGCAGAGCGGTCCAAGCGATGCTCGACATCAATCATGTTACGCGATGCGGGGCGATGCGTCATCTCCGCGCGGCATGCCGGACATCCCGCAGTCATACGCCCTGGTCGAGCCCCGATGCAGGACCATGGCCATGCCATGCCCCTGAAACGAAAAACGTCCGCAAACCTTTGGAGTCTGCAGACGTCTTTCAACTGGCGGAGTGAGAGGGACAGATTCACGTCTGCCCCAACCTCTCGCCAGCGTTGATTTTTCGCGCCGGGACACGGGTCCAAGGGAGTGTCCACTCTAGCCTAACAAGCGGCGACGCAGTCCCTGCGGCCTTTCCAGGCACGGCAACGCCGCCGTGGGCATACCACGACGGCCGATTGTTCCAATGGGAATGCCCTCGAGCTATGCCTTGCCGGCGATGGCCTTCAACGCGGTCACCGCTTCTCGCTGCCGATCCTCCGGCATCTTGGCGACCAGCAGGATGATTTCGGCCAACGGGTCCGAAGTGGCGTAGAAGTAAGCCAGCGGCAGGCCCAGCGCCTTGGCGATGGCCTCCGCCGTCTTGGGGTCCGGATCGTGCAGCCCCGTTTCATAACGGCTGATCCGGGGCGCCCCCGTGTTCTGTTCGTCCATTCCCAACATCCTTCCCAAGTCCGCTTGGCGCAGCCCAAGGGATTGGCGGGCCGCACGCAGTCGTCGTCCAAACAGTGAAGCCGGCGGCTTGATGGGCATTACGAGACAACACCACAAATAAACAGCCGCCAGTTTGCCTCTTCCTCTTGCATGGTTCATTTGCGAATATCGCAATTACACCATATCAGGGAGGAACCATGCGTGCCGTGCTCGCCAACTCATTTGCGCTTATCGCACATAGATGCCACCGACTGAGCCGGGCTGCCCGTCTTTTTGCTGCACCTTTATTTGCGATTTTCGCAATTTTCGCCCTGCCACCTATTGCTCATGGCAAGGATCTGGTCGCCGCCCAAGCTTGGCCCGTGGCAACCCATCTCAGCGCCCCCGGCGAAGCCAAGGAAGCGTTTTTGCTCCGCATCGCTCCCGAAGTCGCCGTCTGGACGGCCGAAAACCAGGCCGAGGCCTGTGCCTTTGTGGCGACGGACGGCGAGCGCTGGGGCTTGAAGCTCATCACCCTGCGCAGCCAGTTCGAATGCGTGTTCGCCTATGGGGTGGTTCCCGAGGGCATGACCACCACCAATGAGACGTTTCACTCCCACCCTCCGGCCGATGGCGGCGGTTACATCACGCTGACCGAAGGCACCAAGGCCGCGGCCGCTGCTTTGGGGGATGCCTCCCTGCGCCGGGTTCGGCAACTGCGAGTGGAGAACGGCGGCGAGTTCTCCGAGCGGGATTTCAGCGCCGGTCCAGGCTACCTGATCACCAACGGCCGTCTGTTGTTCCAGAACGGCCGCGGCAAGAAGAACCGACGGGACGTGGGCCCCGCCGGCTGACCATCACTGCCCCACGCACTGGTAGGTGTCGATGGACACGCCAGGCATATACACCGGGGCGCAGGTGCCACGGTTGATACGGTAGGTGTAGGTCTGTCCTTCCGTAGCGCTCGAGCACACAGGCACAACGCTGGGCGTGGTGCTGGTCGTGGTGCATGGGCCGCTGGCGATGAGTTGGTCCCCCGTGTGGCTGACCAGCTTCCATTGATACACCTTCGACGCCGCGCAGGTGCTGGATACCGTGGCCCATGCCGTGGTGGCCGACCAGCCGGACCAAGCCGACCAGGCGCTCCACACAAAAGCCCCCGTCGGCGCCGGGCACGAGGCCGAACGGGTCTGCGTGCGCTGCTCCTGCCGCTCTTGGGTGATGGCCCCAACCTGGCCTGCAGGGCAGGCCAGCGCCTGCGACGCCGTGCGGATCTCGGTGCTGGTCTGGGTGCTGGGCGTGGGCACTGAACACACCGCAGCGCAGGTGTTGGACACCACAGACCACGCCGACACGCTGGACACCGGCGAGCCGCTGGCGGAAGGACAGGTCCACGACACGGTGCGCTGTTCGGTGATGGCACCCACCTGTCCATTTGGACAGGTCAACGTCCGGCCTTCTGTGGCAGACGCTGGGGCCGAGCATGCGGGGGTGCAACTGTTGGCGATCTGCCCCCAGCTTCCCCATGCCCCCGCACCCGAGCACACGAACGACCGCTGGTCCGTGATGCTGCCCAACTGGCCCGAAGGGCAGGCCCGGCTGCGCGTCTCTGGACCAGGGCACGGTGCACAGCTGCTGCCCACCGCCGTCCAGGCCGTTGTGCTGGGCTGGGGAGCCCCCCACGCCTCTGGGCATGTCCAAGTGGTGGTGCGTTGTTCGGTCACCGCCCCCACCTGTCCATTTGGACAGGTGAGCGTCCGGGCCTCGCTGGAAGCCGCCGGCGGCGAGCAAGCCACCACCGTGGAAGGCGCAGGCACACTGGGCGGCACCACCGACGGCGGTGGCGTGACTGGGCTGACCGGCGTTGCCGGCGGAGCCACGCTGGGCGGGGCTTCAACCGATGGTACGCCGGGCGCCGGCGTGACCGGGGCCACAGGGGCTGCCGGCCCGACAGGGCCCACCGGCCCCACGGGAGCGCCCACCGGGGCCGAGGTCGGAGGCATCACCCCAGGGGAGATCGGCGGCAGCGCCAGCGGCGGTGCCGCGACCACCGAGCCGGCCACCAGCCCGGAGTGGTAAACAAATTCCATCGTCACCACATCGCGTTGGCCGCACAGGCCCGCGATGGCCCCGGGGTCCGGCAAACCGCCGGTGAACGCACTTACCCCGTCGATGCGCAGATCGTGCAAGTTGCGTGCCATCGCTGCACCCAAGCGCGAGCAGACGGCGGAAGGGGCCAACGGATAGACGACGGAAAACCCATCGGCGGGCGCATGAAGCGAATGCGGCAAGACGCTAACCGACGTGCCCCACCCCGTCCGCAAGGTTTTTCCGTCGAACATCCGCGACGGCATCAACACGTCGGCCACGACGCGATCGGTGCTCACGCTCTGGAAGCTGCCCAGGACGCCCCACGAGCGCTCCACCGCTGCCGACAGGTCCCGCAGGTTGTCTTGTTCGACCTTGGCCTGCGCGTTCGCACGGGCCGGTGCCAAGACCATGTAGATGCCCAACGACAACGCGCTGACCGCCCCTAACGTCAGCAGCGTTTCCACCAGCCCCCAACCCGCGCAACGGCGTTTCATGAGCGCGCCGCCTGGCGTGCGGCCTCACGGGCTTCCAAGTGCTGAATGCCTTTCTGTCGGAGGTGTTCGCGTTTGCCCGGGTGCTGCGCCAGTTGCTCAGCGACCAGCAGCAACGCGCCAACGATTTCCGCCGGATCCCAGTCGTCGGCCCCCGCCGCAATGGTCAGTCCACCGAGAACGATTTTTCGATGTGCATCTGCTGAGCGGAACAACGCGGAACGTTCTTTGAGCCGGGCTTTCGCGGCTTCGCGCTGCTGCTTTCGCTGCTCGGCCTTTTCCGCCATCAAGAGCTTGGCTTGTTCTTTCGCCAAGCTGGTCATCATGCGGTCCAACTTCTCGCGTTGCTTCTCTACATCGGTTGCCATGCCATTGCTCGGTGCCTGTCTCTATGCATGCAACCATGCACAGGCCATCCGTCAATCCCCTTTGCATGGGCGCGGAGCGCAACGGGGCGAAGCCTCCAAACGACGGCGAGCACAGCGAGCCAAACCGCCGGGCGGCGAAGCCGACCGATGCTTTTGACGTTAGCTTTTCCCTGCATTTGACAGTTCCAACGTGCATGGGAACCTGAGGGAGAGGGGGCATGCGAGCGTGAGCGAGCGCCCCGGTTCTTGAGCGTTGCGAGGGGTGGGATTTCCCACCCCGACAGCAAAGCAAGAGCGCACTTAGAGTAATCCCTTCGGGATTACGTGCGGTCAGGGGCTATGCCCCCGACACCCCGGCGCGCTTCGCACGCCTGTCCCCCTTGCTCGCCCCCCAGGGGGCTGCGCTCGGAGACCGGATTGGCGATTTACCACCTCACCGCGAAGGCGTATTCCCGCAAGGATGGCAAGTCATCCACGGCGGGCGCTGCCTATCGGGCAGGGGTTTGCATCGAAGACGCGCGCACGGGCGAAGTCCACGATTACACCCGCCGCAGCGGCGTTGCCTTTGCCGCGCTGTGCCTGCCCGGTGACGCCACCGCCGACCGTGCCGAGTTCTGGAACCGAGTGGAAGCGCACCACAAGCGCGGCGATGCCATCACTTGCCGCGAAGTAGAAGTGGCTTTGCCCGCCGAGTTGGATGCCAATGCACGGCGCGAACTGGCCCATGCCTTCGCCAAGCATTTGTCTGACACCTACGGCGTGGCCGCGGACCTTGCCATCCACGAACCCAGCAAGGGCAGCGACGAGCGCAACCACCACGCCCACATCCTGCTCAGCGCGTGTTCGGTCAACGCGGACGGGACCTTGGGGAAGAAGGCCGAAGCCTTGGACCCCATCGCCTGCAAGAAGGCCCAACGCCCCACCTTGGCCGACACCCAGCGCGAGCACTGGGCACGGATGGTCAACACCGCCTTGGCGAAAGCCGGGGCCACCGCTCGGGTGGACCACCGTCGCCTGGATGCCCAACAAGCGGACGCCGCCCAACGGGGCGACTTTGCCATGGCGGCCCGCTTGGACCGCCGAGCCACGCAGCACGAAGGCAAAGACCTGACCGCGGCCCGCCGTCGGGGCCACACGCCCAAGCGCGTGCGAAACAACGACCGGGTGAAAGCCGCTGCAGCCCGGCGCTTCGACCGCCACACCCGCCGTTTTGAAGAACTCAAAGCCAAGGCCGCCCGGGACGGAACGTTGGTGCAGGTGGACGAGCAAGCCTTGCACGCACGGGCGTTGCTTGAGCGTCGGAAAGAAGGTGTCCAGCGGTTGCGAACCGAAGCCGCCGCCGAGGTTCAGGCCATTGACCAGGCGGCACAGCGAAAGGCCGCCGTCCGGGCGCGTGCAAAGCGTCCCGCTTCGCACAAAGCCGGGTCATCCCTGCCCCGGCGGGCCGCACCTGCGGCCGGTCAGCAAGGAAAGATGTCAGCTGCGGTTGAGCGGGCCGCGCGAGGGAAAGACCGTATCCAGATGGAGACCGTGGTGATGAACGAGGCTGCAAAGCAGTTGGAGGCGATGATTGAGGAAATGCTGGCCCGGGCCAGGCGAGCCCTCCAGCAGCCGGAAGCAACCCAATGGCAACGAGCTACCGCGCGAGGCCTGCTAGAGACCCACGATGCAGCACGTCAGGCGCGCGAGGCGTGGCGCCGAACGAGTGAGGAGCGAAAGCAGGCGCGGGATACGGTTCGCCGTGCCCGTGCCGACCGGGGACACCACGGGCCGCCGACAGACGACGCCTTCAGCCGAATGCGCAGAGCGCTGGGCCGCCCTACTGCCCACGACCGGCATGCCTTAGATGCCGCTGAAGCCGTGAAACGTGCGAAGGCTGCCGAAGCGGAGGCGAAGGAAGAGTACGGCGCAGCAAGCCTACGACGTCAGCAGGTAGAAGCCAGCGCAGAGAAAGCGCGCGCGCAATTCGCGGAAGCGTTCGGCTTGCCAGGGCCCCGCTTCGAGGCGAAATCCCAGCAGCAGCCCGAGCCAGTGCCCACTCTAGCCCCGGTGGCGGAGCCGACACCAGGCCGTGAAGTGAAGCTGGAACAGCCGAGGCCGCGCCTGCGTTAGGGGGTATGCAAGGACGACGGCGCTGAATAGGATCCGGCCATGGCCAAGACCGACTTCAGCAACTTCATCCGCGAGAACTATGAGATCCACGAATGGCGGCACGCCGTCGCCATTCTCAAGTCGGACTTCCCCGACGAGTGGGCCGATATCCTGCAAATGCTAGAGAATTTCCGGCTCTACAAAGGATGGATTGAAGTAGGCGGCGGCAATCGCTCCAACCTCGCCGCATGGATTGACCACACATTGGGCGAGCGGGGATGGATAGAGACGAATTTCACCACGCAAATCAAGGTGGATGAGACCATCAGGGACAGCCCAACCCACAAAGTGGATTGCTTCCGAAACCGGATAGCGCTTGAGGTCGAATGGAACAACAAAGATCCGTTCTACGACCGCGACCTCAACAACTTTCGCCTACTGTTTGACTTGGGCGTGGTCAGTGTCGGGGTCATCTTCACCCGAGCGGATGAGCTCCAAGAGGTGTTCGATGACATGGGACGCGGCTCGTCTTACGGGAACAGCACCACCCATATGAGTAAGCTACTGCCGCGCGTGGAAGGCGGCAGCGGGGGCGGCTGTCCTCTGCTGGTCATCGGTATCAAGAAGTCGCTTTTGACCGACGACGCTGCCCCGGTCGTGCCGAAGAAAGCGAAGAAGACGAAGAAGAAGCCCGCGCCGGCTCCCCTTTTGGAGCCGCAGCGCGCGGACTGACCGATAGGCTCCGGTCTGCCTGCGAGTGATTGGCGTAGGTGTTCCAGGTCGGCGCGTAGTCATCCGACTGATTGCCCCACACGCTCCAACCTTTGCGGGGGCCGCGGGCAAACATCTCCAGGAACGGGCCGGGGCTACACGCCTCAATCAGCGGGTATTGTTCATCCGGCTTGCGAGAGTGCTCGCGCTTTTGCGTCGCCAGGAAGTTCACCTGGGTGCGGCCAGGGTCCAGCGTGCGGGCGTTCTTGCCCCTCACCCCGAACAGCAACAGTTCGGTGACGTTGCGGAAGTAGAAGCCCACCCCCCGGCCATCTGGCCCGCCATCCTTTCGGATCTTGTGCCACACGATGTTGGACTTGTAGGAAAACCCCCACGCCTTCATCACTTCCAAGCCTTCGGGCAACAGCGCATTAGGCACCCACAAATACAGGTGCGCGGTGTCGGCAACGATTTCGGACACCGGGAGCGCCATGATTTCGGGCAGATCCATGGTGCCGTAGCGGCTTAAGCGCTTGTGCTCCGGTGCCATCTTCCCAGTCCGGTTCTGGAAACGCCACGGCGGATCTGCCATCACGGTCTTGAACCGCCGTTGGGCGGCCAAGGCTTTGAGTTCATCAGCGGCCTGCTGGGCCAGGGTCTTCTTGGACACGTGTGGGGGCATTGAGGGAGCAAAAAGATCTCCAATGGTCGCTGGCAGGAGGGCCAAAGGCAAGGACATGGAGCAGCTCATTGGCCAAGGCTAGGCTGGTGCATTCGCACCGGCTGCGACGGACGCCTCCCATACTCCTCATCCCAAGCTCGATCCAAGCTGAATAGGGAGCACTTGCAATGACCTACCCAGCCACTATGATCATTCACATGAAGGCGCTACTCAGCTATCTCATCCAGAGCGGCCACGAAGAGACCTATTACAAGGTCAACAAGGATGGCGCGCTGGTTCTGGACCGTGACGCTCTGCTTCAATCCGGCAAGATGAAGCGTCAGCTGGATGCTGCCCGCGAACTCAAGAAGCAGGCTGCCCGCACCGCCCGACATTCGGCGGTGAAGATGGGTGGAAGCGCTCTGCGCGATAAATGACAAGCCTCGCCCTCCTTGCCGTCCTCTTGGCGGCAGGCTGGTATTTCTACCGCCAGTGGCGGTATACGCGCTTTGAGGCCCTTCACCATCCTGGCCATCCCCAGTATTTCGGCGCTGCCCTTTGCGCCGTCTACCTGTTTGCATTTGCAGCTCCGTTGCATGCAGTCGCGACTTCCAGTGGGTTTTACAACGCAGGGTTGATCAGCCTGCAGCATTTGTTCCCCCTCCAAGCAAGTGAGCACCAGAAGGCCGAAGGGCTCACCTTGCATTTGGCACTGACGCTTCTCACGCTCCCACTGGCTGCACTGCTCCCCATACTGTTCAACATCCCGCTGATACGGACGCGCTCCCTCGCCCAATTAGTCGCCATGCGACATGGCGCAATTGACGAGTTGGAAAGTCTCGCCATCAAGTGCGAAGGAGATGGCACGCTTTGTGGGCTGACCCTTGACAGCGGAAAGTTCTACGTCGGTCTTCTCGAGGCGTTCACTGGACCACGCCTGGGCAAGGAATGGGTGGCAATGACGCCCGTGGCCTCGGGCTACCGGAACGACACAGGGTCACTGCGCCTGACCACCTTCTACGACATCCAACTCCCTACCGAGAAATCCAGGGAAGTCTTCAAGGTCGTCATTTCGACAAAGGAAATTGTGTCTGCGCAATCCTTTGACCTGGCTCTTTACCAAGAATTTCAGGCACCAGAAATCGAGCTCGAAGGAGTAGACCCTGAGGAAGAGGAAGAACAGGCGCCGAACACCACCCCTCAGGTCGTCAATGGGTCGTCGTCAGAGAGGACTCGCTACTTTCTTTACCTAGCCTTGCCCGGGTTCCTTCTGCTTGCCCCCTATGCTGCTCTGATCCACTCCAGCACAGCCGGTTGGTGGTGCATTCTCATCGCTGGATTGAGCGCAAAATTTGCCGAGCGTTTGCGCTCCTAAGAGCAGTCTCAGTCCATGAGATGACCCCATGATCAGATGGGCAGGAGCCTCCAGGAAATCTGCCCATGAAACTGCAAGGCGCTGTTGTGAATGAACAAGGCGTTACATTCGCCATCGTCGTCGTCAAGCAATCGGCTACCCAGACCTCTGCATCGGCGAGCAACGCTCGCGGCGCATTCCAACCCTGCTTTCCCGGCCTTCCACTCGTTCTTGCCTCGCAAGACGCGCGTGGACGCTTCACGTATCAAGGTCGGAAGGACATTGTGGCGTTCTTGTCACGGATTGATCCGTCTCGCATTCCCTGGAAGGAATACACGTTCTCCTAA